AGTTTCTCGCCGGTCGGTCGGGTTCACACCGGCGGCCCTGCCTGCCCTTCTAGCCCCCTCACGGCGCCCCTGCTGGCCTGGGGGGCGTAGGCCCCTGCCTGGGTCCCGGCGGCTGGCCTGGCGGCCTCTCAGCCCCGGTCGTCCTGGGGCGCCGGTTCGGTCCCGACCGAAGTGTGCGTTTACCCCCTTCTGCGGTCACCAACGAACCGCCGTCGGGGTGGGTGGGTCACCAACGGTGAACGCGGTCCGGTGTCCCGGTGAACCGTTCACGAGAGCCGCTACCGCCTGGTGCCTGCCCGTCTGGTTCATCAGGGTTTCTGGTGACGGTTTCCCGGACGTTCCGTCACCAGAATTTGTCGTGACGCCGCCGCCTCATCAGCATTTGTGATGACTAGCGCGCCGCCGTTTCGTCACGACAAATCGGGGCGCCACTCCTCGCGGTATCCGCGCTTGTCGGCGTAGGGCAGGCATTCGAGACGCAGCGTCGGGCACGGGAGTTCGTGCAGGTCGTGGCCGCAGACGTCTGGGTGCTGACCTGGTTCGGCTCGATGCAACTCGATGATCCGTCGTGTGGCGTCGGCCTTGGCGAGCAGGCGGTCTGGCGACCAAAGGGACTGGATGTTGCCGATGGCGTGGGGCAGCGCGCGGGCACCTTGCGCATCCCTCGCGATCTGGGCGAGTAGCCAGGTGGCCAGGTCGGTCATGTGTTTCATCGTGTCATCCCGGCCGCGCAATGCGGTGGGTGTGTGCTGCGCAATGCAGCGCGAAGGAGTTGACCATGTCCAAGATTCCGCCCGAGTACCAGTGGCCCGGTGCGCAGGTCCTCGCGAGCGCCAGCGGTTGGCACTACTGGCTCACTGAGCAGGACGACGGCAAGGCCACCCAGCTGTACATGGTCATCGCCGATGGCAACGGCGAGCAGCACATCGCCGCGCAGGAGTGCTATCTGCACTGGGGTCAGCGGATCGTGGACGCCTTGCGGGTGGTGCCCGGTGTCTAGCGGGCCGGAAGCGGGGGGCCCCGACGCGAATGTAACGCGAACGGCCGATTCCGTTAGTTCGGTCGGGGAGAGTGAACGTCGGCTGCAGGTGCTGCATGTGCAGCCGGGTGACGTGCTGTTGATCGGCAACGCGGGGGACGTGCCGCCGACGGCGATGGAACGGGTGTTGGCCAGGTTGAAGGATGTCTTGCCGTCGCTCGCCGAGGTGGTCGTGTTCGTCGGCGATATCGACGTGACGCTGCTGCGTGACATCCCGGCTGACCTGCGTGAGCCGGGGGTGCCCGGTGCCTAAGGGTGGGGCGCGGATCAACTCTGGTCCGCCGCCGGATCCGAATGCGTTGCGTCGTGACCGCCCGTCGGATAGGGATGGTTGGACGCTGCTGCCGGCCGGCGGCTATGCGGGCACGGTGCCAGCGTGGCCGTTGTTGGATGACGTGTCCCTGTCGGCTGACCGTGACGTGGCTTTGGATCGGGCGCAGCGCTTGACCGATGATCTGGCTGCCGCGGAGGACCGGGATCGGGTGAAGCTGCGGAAGCAGTTGGAGTCGGCGAACCTGCGGATCGCGGTGTTGGATCGGCAGTTGGATGCGCAGCGGGATCTTGAGGGCACGGTGTGGGGCGAGTTGTGGCGGACTCCGCAGGCCGCGGTGTGGGTGTGTCAGGGCTGGTCGCGGGATGTGGCCCAGTATGTGCGGCACAAGGTGCTGGGCGAGCTCGGGTCGTTGAACGACGCGAAAGAGGCCCGGCAGTGGTCGGACCGTCTGGGCTTGAATCCGGCGGCGATGCTGCGCAACCGGTGGCGGATCGCGCCTGACGAGGTGGGTGCTCGTCGTGACGGGCCGACCCCGGTAGCGGTGGGGTCGTCGGCGCGGGACCGGTTCAAGGTCGTCCGCGATGGCGGGGCGTGAGCAGCAACCCGAGTTTGTAGTCGCCTGGCCGACCCTGTTCGTCGCGGTGGATTGGGTGCCGCAGCATTGCATCGTCCCGGATCAGTTCCGTAAGGGCCGGCGGTTCGAGCTGTATGAGTGGCAGGCGTGGTGTCTGCTCAACTTCTACCGGGTGAAGCCGGATGCGAAGTGGGTGCCGGACAATCCGGTCCTGGCGCCCGCGTTCCATAACCGCAGGTCACAGGTCATTCTGCCGCAGAAGATGGGTAAAGCGCCCTACACGGCTACCCAGATCTGCCTGCAGGGTGTGGGCCCGGCGCTGTTCGCCGGGTGGGCCAAGGGCGGCGAGACGTACGCCTGCCGCGATCATGGCTGCGGTTGCGGCTGGGTCTACGAGTACGAGCCGGGCGAGCCGATGGGTATGCCGTGGCCGACGCCGCTGATTCAGATCACGGCGTTTTCGCAGGAGCAGACCGACAACATCTACGACGCACTCCGCCCGATGATCGACGACGGGCCGTTGCACGAGATCATCCCGAAGACGGGTGAGGAGTTCATCCGCCTGCCGAACGGCGGCCGCATCGACGCGGTCACGTCGTCGGCGCAGTCCCGGCTGGGTCAGCGCGTCACGTACGTCCCGATGGACGAGACGGGTATTTGGACCGAGCAGAACAAGATGATCAAAGTTGCGGAGACGCAGCGCCGTGGTCTGGCCGGCATGGGTGGCCGCGCGGAAGAGACGACGAACGCCCCGGACCCAACCGAGGACAGCGTCGCGTTGCGGACGCTCAAGTCGGCGGCCAGGGACGTGTTCCGGTTTTTCCCGCAGGCCCCGAAGCACCTGTCGTTTCGGGACAAGCGTGAGCGTCGCAAGATCATGCGCCATGTGTACGCCTCGTCGTTGCGGGAGCGCGGCGGCCACATCGACCTCGATTCGATCGAGGCCGAAGCGCTCGAGCTGATGGAGCTGGACCCGGGTCAGGCCGAGAGGTTTTTCGGTAACCGCAGTGTCGCGGGCGCGGGCCATTGGTGTGACAGCGTGAAGTGGGCGAAGCGGACGGTCACCAAGCCGCGCGTGCCGGGCTATGACACGCAGGTCACGCTGGGTATGGACGGCTCGGATGTGGATGACTGGACGGCGATCCGGGCGGAAACGCAGGACGGGTTCCAGTTCACCCCGACGTTTGGGCCGGATGATACGGCGACGATCTGGAATCCGGCGGACTACGGCGGGCAGGTCCCGCGCCTTGAGGTCGCGGCGGCGGTCGACGAGTTGTTCTCCCGGTTCAGGGTGATCAGGGCGTATATCGATCCGCCGTATTGGGAGTCGGAGATCGACGGCTGGGCCGCCGTGTTGGGTGATCAGATCGTGTTGAGGTTCGCGACGTATCGGATCGTTCAGATGCACGCCGCCTGCGAGCGCCTGCTGACCGATGTGGTGAAGCGGGACTCCGGGTTCAGCCACGACGGCTGCCCGATCACGGCGGATCACATCGCGAACGCCCGGCGTGCTCCGCGTCCGTCGGAGCGGTATGTGCTGGTGAAAGCCTCGCCGCCGCAGAAGATTGATGCGTCGGTGGCGTCGGTGTTGGCGCATGAGGCGGCGTGTGACGCAACGGCCGCCGACCTGTGGCTACCGGATTCGGTGATCTACACGGCGTCGTCAACGTCCGGCCGAGGGTGAGCCTGGACGTCTCGGATCGCGCGCTGGTGGCGGTCGAGCATGTCCGCTTCCGCGTCGGCTAGGTGATCGAACCGGCCGAGTGTCTGGCCCCGGTAGGTGACTGCCCACATGTCCGTGGGGCCGTCGCGCTTCGAGCTCGCGGGTACGACGCCGAAGGCGTCAGGGTCGGCGGCAGAGCCGCCACCAACGCGATCCCACTGCTTGACCGTCCGACCGTCCCACGCCTGCACCCAGAACTCAGGCCCGTAGAGTGCCTCGGCATCGGTCATGGCGCAGTGATCCAGGGTGGTTTGGACATCGCCCGTGTACCGGTCGATCCACACCCAGCCGTGGTTGGTCTTCACCCAGATGCTCTGCGAGGCCATCGCCGAGCGGACAACGGTCCCAGGCTCCAGCGGTTCGGTCATCCCTGCAGCGTAGGTCGGGGGTGTGCGTGACGTCGCTCGAACTCGCCGCGATGCCCGACCCGCTGGCCACCACCACGTCCGGCCCGCAGATGACCGCCGACACGCGTGTCGTGGTCGACAAGCTGAACCGGTTGGCGTTCGAGCTGGTTGAGCGCGAGAAGCTGGTCAAGAAGCGCCTCGACTACTACACCGGAGAACACCCCCTCCGGTACGCGTCCGACGAGTTTGCCTCCTACTTCGGCGCCCGGTTCAAGGGCTTCAACGACAACTGGTGCAGCAGCGTGGTGAACGCGCCAGCCGAGCGGATGAACCCGCTCGGGGTCCGGTTGGACGGCGAGCAGCGCGGCGTCGACTCCGAGCTCGAACGCGTGTGGCGCGCGAACGACGGCGACGCCGGCGCGTCCAAAGCCTTCGTCCTGTCGATCGCGGCGGCCCGGTCGTTCGCGTCGGTGTGGAATGAGGACAACGACGACACCCCCGAGGTGACGTTCGAACGCCCCGACCAGGCGATCATCGAATATGGGGACCGCGGGCAGCGTGTCGCCGGGATGCGTCTGTGGCGCGACGACAAGCTCGAGTACACGGTGCTGGATGACGGCGGGCACCTGTGGAAGTTCCAGCGCAACGCCGCCCTACGGGACGGCAGGCTGCGCTCGGGTCTGGTGGTGCCGTCGATGGCGCCGGGCGGCTGGACCCCGCGCGAAGTACCGGGTGAGCCGTGGCCGTTGCCGAACCCGCTGGGTGAAGTGGCGATGGTGGAGCTCCCGAACAACGACCTCCTGGACCGCGACAATCCGCTGTCGGACATCGACGGTGTGATCGCCATGCAGGACTGCATCAACCTGGTCTGGGCGTACCTGATGAACGCCCTCGACTACGCGAGCTTGCCGCAGCGGGTGGTGACCGGCGCCGAGATCCCCAAGATCCCCGTGTTGAACGACGAGGGCCAGGTCGTCGGGCACCGGCCGCTCGAGCTGGACACCCTGATCAAGGAACGGATCCTGTGGGTGCCGGGTCAGAACGCGAAGATCGCCGAATGGTCCACTGCCTCGCTGGACGTGTTCTCGGCGGTGATCGAGCGGGCGGTGGAGCACATCGCCGCCCAGACCCGCACGCCGCCCCACTATCTGATCGGCAAGGTCGCAAACCTGTCGGCCGAGGCCTTGACCGCGGCGGAGACGGGCCTGGTGGCGAAGACGCGGGAGCGCACCACCTACCTGTCCCCCGGGTTGCGCTCGGTGTACCGGCTGATCGCCCTGGCGATGGGCGACGAGAAGAAGGCCAAGGCCGTCCGCTCGGGCACCGTCGTCTGGGATGACTTCCAGTACCGCGCCCTGGGCCAGAAGGTTGACGCCTTGACGAAGCTGCACACGATGGGGTTTCCGTTCGAGTGGATCGCCGAGCAGTACGGTTTGAACCCGCTCGAGGTGGAGCGTGTGGTGAAGATGCGCGCCGCGGAGGGCCAGGACGAGCAGCCTGACGAGGCCGCCGCCGAGGGCCCGGATCCGGTGGATCAGCTGAACACGGCCATGAACTTCGTGGGCACCGGCTTCCGGTCAGGGTTCGAACCGGCTGCCCTGCTCAAGGCTGTGGGTCTGCCGGACATCGAGCACACGGGTCTGTTGCCGATCACCTTGCAGTCGGAGGAGAAGGCAACGGCGGGCACCCCGGAGCCGGTGGCCCCGGTGATCACCCCGCCTGGCGCGGCACCAGCGTTCGGTAAGCCTCCGGCCGGTCCGCCTGGTGCGACGCCGCCAGCGGACAACGCGGCGCCTGCCGCAAAGCCCCCGGCGAGCAAGACGTCGCCGTCCCGCTGATTGGAGACCCGTCATGCCGCAGCGCCGCCGCTACGCAACCCGCGACGAGTTGGTGGAGCTGCTCGCCGCCAAGTCGCACGAGGGCTACCTGGCCGGCAAGCGGGCCGGGGGTACGACCTCGCGGCTCAGCGAGTCCGGCGAAGAGGTGATGGTCCCGTACGAGCAGCTGTCGGAGTCGTCGAAGGACATCAACCGTGCAGCGGCTGGCGCGATCCTCGACGGTCTCGCCGAGCTCGGGGCATCGGTCGACGCGCTGGTGAAGATCACCGTGGACGAGCCCGGCCCGTGACGGTGTTCGACGTGATCCCGGTGCGGTTCCACGACCGGATCCGGGTTGATTCCCACGACCAGGCCACCGTCACTGTCGAGGACGGCGCGTTCACGGTGCCGCACATCACGGACGCGGACCGGCTGGCGATGGGTCTGCCGCCGGGTCGGCATCCGGATCGGGTCCGCACCGACGAGCACTGGTGGTACCCACCCTCGTGACCGGCGGGTGGTTCTAGCCGCTGGCCTTGTAAGTGCTGTTCACCGCCGAATCCTTCGCCTGTTCAGGTCACGGTTCGGCATCCCTCCCTGCCGCAACGGCGGGATCTCATCCCCTCTCGCAAGGAGAGACATGACCGCGCCCAAGCCTGCCCAGCCTGCGTCCACGCCGCCAACAGACCCGCCCGACACCGGGCCGGACGACACGCAGGACCCCGCCGGGGATGGCGCCGAGAACGCCGCTGACGCGACGGACGGCGAACCGGACCCCGAGGGCGCGGACGCGCTCGAAGACCCCGGCAAGAAGGCGCTCGACTCGATGAAGGCCCGCTTGAAGCGCGAGCGGGAACGGCGGATCACCGCCGAGACGGATCTCGCGGAAGCGCGCAAGCCCAAGCCGAAGCCGCCCGCGGCGAAGACCGACAAGCCCGCCGACCAGCCGACCGAACCCGCACCCGACCCGGATGAGATCCGCCGGCAGGTCGAGGCCGAGCTGAACGAAAAGCACTCGCGCGCGCAGGTTCTCACCACCATCGAGGCGAAGGCGGCGCGCGGATTCGCGGACCCGGCCGACGCGGTGGCCCTGGTGATGCGCGACCACAAGATCGACGACTTCCTCGACAAGGGCTCACCCGACGTCGAGGCCATCCAAGAGGCCCTCACGGAACTCTTGGAGCAGAAGCCCTACCTGTCGGCCAGTCCCGCGCAAGGCGGCACGCCCCGGTTCAAGGGCAGCGCGGACGCGGGCGCAAAGCCTGCGAAGCCTGCACGTCCCAAGAGCCTCGATGAGGCCATCCGCCGGAGCCTCGCTCCGCACTAAAGCACGGGGAGTGACTCATGCCCACCACGCTCGCTCAGGCGCAGCTCAACACGTCGGTCGACATCGACTATGCGGTGATCGACAACATTCGCCGCTACTCGTGGCTGTTCGACCAGATCGTGTTCGATGACACCGTCACGCCTGGTACGGGCGGCGGGTCGCTGGTCTACGGCTACACCCGTCTGCTCCAGGCCCGCGCTGCCGCGTTCCGCGGGTTCAACCAGGAGTACACGCCCGGCCAGGCGACCCGCGAGCGGTTGACTGTCGAGCTGCATCCGCTGGGTGGGGCGTTCGACATCGACCGCACCCTCGCCCGCCTGGGTGAGGCGAGTTCTGCCGAGCTCGGGTTCCAGATGCAGCAGCTCCTCACCAGCGTCCGGAACAAGTTCCAGGACGAGTTGGTGAACGGGGACACGGCGGTTGACGCGACCGGCTTCAACGGTCTCGACAAGACCCTGACCGGCGCGTCGACCGAGTACGACCCCAACGATGAGGGCGTCACCCTGGGCTACGTGGACTGGACGCCGGGCACCGTCAACACGCAGGCGCTGGCGATGGCCGCGCTGGACAAGCTCGACGACTTCCTGTCCCGTCTGGTGCCGTCCACCACAGGCGGCGGGGACCTGGGTACGCCGGGCGCACTCCCCCCGGGTGTGAAGGCGATCCTCGGGAACACCCAGTCGATCACCCGTGTGCGGGCGCTCGCCCGCTGGGCCGGGATCTACACCCAGTCGAAGGACGACCTGGGCCGCCACATCGAGTTCTACGGCGACTGGGTGTTGATGGACGTCGGCGACAACGCCACCGGCGTGGGGCCGATCGTGCCCATCGAAACCCGCGACGCCGACGGTGGCGGGGCGGGCGGCAACATCACCGGTCTCACCGACCTGTATGCGGTGTGTTTCGGGATGGACGCACTACACGGCGCGTCCGTGGCCGGCATCCCGATCCTGCAGACATGGATGCCCGACTACACCACGTCGGGTGCGGTGAAAACCGGCGAGGTGGAGATGGGTCCGATCGGGATGGTTCTCCGCAACACACGCTGCTGCGGCGTGTTCCGCAACATCAAGGTTCGGTGACCGCATGTCTGAGAAGTTCACGGTGACGGCCCCGGTCGCCACGTTCAACGGTGATGTGGCCGCTCTGGTGTTCCGGGATGGTAAGGCGACCGCGGACAGCAGGTCGGATGCGCGGGCGCTGGCGTACTGCCGGCGCCACGGCTACGGCGTCGAACCGGTCGAGGGCAGTCAGACCATCGACGACGACCGGCCGAAGACGACCGACGTGAAGGCCGACTGGGTCGCGTACGCGGTGAAGCAGGGCGCCACTGAGGACGATGCCGACGCGATGACGAAGGCCGACCTGGTCGCCAAGTACGGCACGAAGGGATCTTCCGATGAGTGAGCAGCTCGGTCTCTACAACCGCAACGTGCGTGACCTGCTGGGCTACGCGGTGGCGACAGACCCGGCGTCCCCGGACACGTTCTACCGCACCAACCTCCCACGCCTGGGGCTCGCCGACAGCGCTGGCGACAGCGGCAATGTGGCGCTGGCGACTGGCGTGATGACCAGCGTGCCGCTGTTCCTGGTCGCTGGTGACCTGGTCACGAACCTGTCGTTCGTGTCCGGTGCGACCGCCGCAGCCACACCGACCGCGTACTGGGTGGCGTTGTACGACACGCAGACGGTGCCCGCGCTGATCGCCCAATCCGCAGACCAGACGAACACGGCGTGGGGCGCGAACACGGTGAAGACTCTCGCCCTGGCCACCGCATACCGGGTGGTGAAGACCGGTGTGCACTGGGCGGCGATCAACGTCACCGCCGGTACGACGCCCTCGCTGATCGGCGCGGTCGGTGCCCGGCCGGTCGTCACGGGCGAGCACAACGTGTCGCAGTCGTCGGAGACGGGCCTCACCACCACGGCGCCCGCGACGGTCGCCAGTCCGGCGATCAAGAACTTCATCCCGCGCGTCGTGGCCACGTAGCCGCTGTCGTGGAAGCGCTGGCGTCGCTGCTGGATTTGGGGGACCGCAACATCGCGGTCACCGACGGCGGTCTCGCGGCGACGATGCTGGCGGCGGCGTCGGCGTCGATCCGCGGGGCGGCGGGTTCCCCGATCAGCGAGGTCACCTCAACGATCCGCTACGACGGCTACCGCGCCGACCGGTATCTGCGTCTGTTCGGCCCGCCGGTGACGGCGGTGGCGTCGGTGGTGGTGGACGGGACGGCGGTCACCGACTGGCGCCTGTCGGGTGATGGCCGGTTGTGGCGGGCGTGTGGGTGGGGTGTCGACGGCGGGCCTTGCCCGGTGGATGTCACTCAGGTTCACGGCCTGCCGGTCGTGCCGGCCGACATCGTGGATCTGGCGTGTTCGTATGCGTCGGCGGGCATGGCCGCTGCCGCGGACGGCTACGCGACTCACGCGGGTGTGGTGGCGGAGCGGATCGACGACTACTCGGTGACGTATGCGCAGGGCGCGGAGGCGGTGCAGTCGGTGATGGAGATCCCGCCTGCGACTCGTGCGTGGCTGGCGTCGATGTTCGGCGGCTCGGCAGCGATGGTCGCCACCCGCTCCTGAGGAAACGGGAAACGCCTCGGCCGTCACCGCGTGAGCAGCACCTTGGCCAGGGCGATGGCCGACTCGGTCATCTGGTCTTCCCACTCGCCGCACATCTCGGCGGCTTCGCGCAGCCACGCCTCGATCATCGGGGCCACCGCCGGGGACAGGGCGGCGATCCATCGGGCGTCGGCTTCGTCCTGCTTGTTCAAGGCGAACGTCGAGCACACGGCGTGCTGTCGCATGCCCTCGCGGCCGTTGAGGACCCACCAGCCTTGTTCGGCCGGGTGGTCGTCGTAGTAGGGCTCCGCCCACGGCGCGGCGGACGTGCCTGCCGCGAGGTCGCGGATGCGGTCGGCAGCGGTCGTGAGCATCTCGGCCAGTTCGACTGTGGTCATCATCATGTAGACCACTCTACACGCCCAATGTAGACACGTCTACACCATCGTGAGGAGTGGGTGTGCTTTCTGCGCGTAGCCCCAGATACCCCGCCATCTACGACATCGAGGCCGGGGTCCGGTTCCGGCAGGGCCGCGCCCGCGTCACCGTCGAACAAGCCCACAAGCTCGCCGACCGCCCGTTCGTGGACGGGATCTTGATCGGCGAGTTCGACGACGAGAACCGCATCGTCGGCGAGCAGCCCGCCAAGGACTGGCGGAAGGCGCAGCGACGCGAGCAAGCATCACCCGACGTGACCAGCGAAAACACGGGCGCCGTCGAGCGGCCCGCCCCAGAGCCGCGCGCACCTAGGAGCAACTGATGGCGCTCATCGCAACGTTCACCCCAACGGTGGTCGGCACCGCGCCGACCTACTCCGCCGCCGCGGCCGGGGACACGGCCCGGCCCGGCAAGCACGCGGTGATGATGGTGAAGAACACCAACGCGGCGACCCGCGACATCACCATCAAGTACCCCGGGACGCTGCCGTCTGGGGATGCGATCCCCGACAAGGTGTACACGATCGCCGCGCTGACCGGGGAGTTGACGATCCCGCTGCTCCCCGAGTACGCCGACCCGGCCACGTCCGGACAGGTGGTGATCACCTACTCGGCGACGACGAACGTGACCCGCTACGTCATGAGCCTCTAGATGGCCGTGCTCGCCCTGACGCTGCGGGGCCGCCGCCGGGCCGAGTCGCTGATGGTCGACCGGTGCACCATCCGGGCGCGCTCCACGTACGGCGCCATGGACCCCGACACCGGCGTCAAGACGGAGACGTTGGGCGCGGTCGTCTACACCGGCAAATGCAAGGTCCAGACCTACGAGGCGCAGGCGTCAACCCCCGCCAGCGGCCAGCACGTATGGACGGTGCAACGCGAGTCGATCCACCTGCCGGCGACGGTGCAGGTGTCGGTGGACTGCATGGTCACCATCACCGAGTCGGCGTTGGATGCACACCTGGTGGGCCGCCGCTACCGGGTCGCCGGGTTCCTGCACAAGAGCATGGCGACCGCGAACCGCATCGCCGTAGACGAAGTCACCGAATGACGCGCACCCCCACCTCGGAGCGCGACGGTCTCAAGTGTGACCGCTGCGACGCGCACGCACGCTGGTCGATCTGCAACGTCGAGGGCGACGACATGCAGCCCATCGGCAGGTGGCTCGCGTGCGGACGCCACCTCCACACGGTGCTCGCAAACGGCCAGTGGGACATGGACTGTGTGCACGTCTACGACTGGGAGCGCAGGTATGGCGACCGCTGACCTTTCTGAGCTCCTGGCCTACGGGCGGCACGTCGCGACCGTCATCGAGCGCACCACGCCGTCGTTTACGAAGGTCGTCGAGCTCAGTGCCCGCCACATCCAGACCGGTGCACGCCAGCGGTTCGACGAACTCACCTCCGGCAACCACCTGCCGCACTACCCCAAAGCCATCACCTACGACATGCACGGCCCGCTCGCCGCCGAAATCGGACCCGACTCATCCAAACCGCAGGGCGGCATGGGACGGGGCATCGAATTCGGATCGTCGAACACCGGGCCGATCCCGCACATGCTGCCCGCCGCCGACGACGAAGAACTTAGGCTCGGCGAGCAGGCCGGCGCGGTGTTCGCGCGGGGCCTGCGGTGACCGTCCCCGACGAGATCCTCGCGTTGATAGCCGCCGCGGTACCTGGCGTGACGGTGTTCGACGGGCGGGTCGGTCCGACCCCCGACGACCGGTACGTCGTCGTGTACCCCGACCCGGGCACCGTCAAAGCGCTCGCCGTGTGCGGGCAGTCCGACTCCGCGACGTTCCGCTGGCAGGTCACCTCCGTGGGGCCCGACCGGGAGCGGGCGGCGTGGCTGGCTGTCGCGGTCCGGGATGCCACCGTCGATGTCCGCCCGGTCGTGGCGGGCTGGGCGTGTGGGCTGGTCTGCCACAGCTACGCGCAGCTGCCGCAGCACGACGAGGCTGTCGCCGAACGGCCGGTGGTCTACCAGGTCGACCTGTACGACCTGCTCGCCGCCCGCACCTGAGTTCAACCCCTGGCGTCCCACTCACCGCCCCATGGCAGGGGCTACGCCCCCTTGGAGGCCGCTGTGCCCAGGTTTGTCGACAACGCCGTCACCAGGCTGTCCTGGGTGGAGGGTGACATCGGGATCACCGACGTGTCCGCGCCCACCGTCGCTCAGCTCAACGCTGGAGTGGACCTCACCTGCGTGATGGTGTCGACCTACGAGGTCCGCGCCGACGCCTCCGACACCACCAACGAACGCGCCGTGTGTGAAGAGGCCAACGTCGTCGCGCCGACGATCAAGAACTACATGGGCAACCTGATCCTGTTCCGGCAGATCAACGCCTCCACGTTCGTCCCCGAAACCAGCGATCCGCTCAACGTGTTCGAGTTCGGGGTGATCGGCTGGTTCGTGCGCCGGCTCGGCGCCGCGTTCGACACGGCATGGGCGGCGAATGACCAGGTCGAGGTCTACAAGTTCATGTCCGACGTCCCCCAGCCCACAGGCGGTACCGGCGAGGGCTACCTGAAGGCCACGGTGCCGCTGCTGCAGCAGGGAACGTTCGACATCAAGGCCATCGTCGCGGCCTGATCACAGTCGTCGGGTCGGGTGTTTCTGCCAGGGGTCGCCCGGCCCGGCTCCCACCTCAGTTCGGGGCGACCTTCCAGCCGTCGCCATCCGGCTCGTACGCGACACCGTCGACGGTGAAGCCGATGAGGTCACCCGATTCGGGTTCGTTGATCTCGTGGGCGCACTCGTGGCACAGCGAGATGCCAGGGTCGCGCTCGTAGAGCATCTCCGCGATCTGGTCCAGAGTGAGGCCCTTGGTGTCGGCAGTGACGTCGATCGAGTGACCGGCATTGACCTCAAAGGTTGCGCTGATCTCACTCATAACGGTCTCCTCATTCGAAGTGGTTGGCGCCCGGGAAACGCTGGTGCCCGCCGCGGGAACGCTGGGGGCCCGAGGCGATCGTGTACGTGGCCGCCACGACCGACACCTGCTCGGCTGGCGCGAGCGCGGCGACGAAGCTGCGGGCGTCGACCAGCTCGCAGGCGCCGGTGTCGTAGGACTCGCCGGTGACGGCGTTGCGGACGGTGAACGTGCCGAACCAAACCGGCTTGCTGTACCACCAGTCACCTTCGCAGATCGTCGACCTCGTCATGTAGACCACTCTACACGCCAGATGTAGACACGTCTACATCTGTGACCCCTGGAAACCAACCCCTGGAGAGAAGCATGCAGGAGCCGAGTATCGGCCGGATCGTGCACTACACGTCGTACGGCACACCGGGCGGCGAGTACAGCAAGGAATGTCGGGCGGCGATCATCACCGAGATCCACGACGGCGACGAGGTCGCGCTGACGGTGTTCAACCCGTCGGGCCAGTTTTTCAACTGGCGGGTGGCTCACGAGGAGATCGAAGCCAAGCTCGAGGTCGGCCCGTCCGGTCGCAGCGGCGGCACCTGGCACTGGCCGGAGCGTGTGTGATGGACCTCGACGCCACCGAGCGCGCCGTGACCGACCCGGCCACCCTGCCCGCATCTGCGGGCCGCCCCGACAGCTTCGATTTGGACGGGTGGATCGGCGGCACCTGCGGCATCACCCGCCGCGCCACCATCTACCAGCGCGGCGACCTGTTCGCCGAAGTCGACCGGCTCAAGCAGGAACACGGCGACGCCGAGAGGATCCCGCCCGAGCAGCGCGGCGTCGCGGACCGGACACCCGACACGATCCACGCCGAATGGGAGACCGCCGCGACCCAGCTCGTGCAGTCGGCGATGGTTGTGCACGTCCAAGACCGCACCGAGGAACGGCGGCGCGCCATCCAGGACCGGCTGGTGAAGCGCGACAAACTGGACCCGGACACGCCTGACGACGACACGACGATCCTGCTGCACAAGCTCGCCGACGCGATCGTCAAGGTCGAACTCCCGGGTGGTGTCGTCAAGGAGTTCCCCGACGGGTTCCCGCCAGCCAAGCTGCGGGAAATCAAGGACCGGCTGGGGGACAGCGGCCTGTACGACGCACTGCGCGCGTTCCGTGAGGCGACGCTGGCAGCCCCAACGGTGACCGTCCCTTTGTTGCAGGGCTCCTCATCCGGCCGGGGTGGCGTGACATAGACCTGCAGCTGCGCACCGCGAAGGCGTGGGGCGTCCGGCCGCTGACCATCCTGCGTGGCGGGGGCGGCAAACGCTGGACGGCCGTCGACCGGATCCTCGCCGCGGCGCACGTGCTGGCCGGCGACATGGCGTGTCCCGACTGTGGCCAGCCCAAACATGAGGCGTACAACCCGGACGCTGAGGGCTGGTACTCGACGCGGACGTCGACATGCGCAGGGTGCGCCGCGGTGGCCGCCGAACTGAAGGGCCACGAAGGCGACGACCACGCGCTGAAACTGTCGGTGATCGACGACCGGCCGCCCGACGTCGCACTGCTGCCGTGGATCCCCGACTAGGCCCACCCGACTACATCAGGCCGGGGGTGGGTCGGTGACTGACCGCGTCATCTCCGTACGGCTACAGATCGCGGTCGACCGGGCCAACGCCAAGACGGCGGAGAGTTCGTTCAAGGGCATCGCCACCGCCGCCGACAAGTCCGGCGCGGCCATGACCCGGGCCGGGACCGCCGGCAAGGGTGTTGGCACCGCGGTCGCCAAGGGCGCCACCACCGCCACCACATCGGTCACCGGGCTCAACAGCCGTCTCGGCGGGGTCGGCGCGTCACTGAAGGGCATCGCAGCGCTCGGTGTCGGGCTCGGCGCGGTGTCCATGTTCAAGTCGGTCATCGACGAGGCCCGCGAGGCGGAACGCACCACCCGCCAAACCGAGGCCGTCATCAAGTCGACTGGCGGGGCGGCGCACGTCACCGCCGACCAGGTGTCCGGCCTCGCCGACAAGCTGTCGGCCAAGACGGCGGTCGACGACGAGGTTGTCGCGCACGGCGAAAACGTGCTGCTCACGTTCAAGAATATTCGCAACGAAGCCGGGCGCGGCAACGACATTTTCAACCAGACCACCGCCGTCGCCCTCGACATGTCGGCCGCCCTGTCCGAATCCGGAGACGCGTCCGAGGGGCTGCAGTCCAACAGCGTGCGGCTGGGTAAGGCGCTCAACGATCCGATCGCCGGGATCTCCGCGCTCACCCGCGTCGGCGTCACGTTCACCGCCCAGCAGAAGGCGCAGATCAAGTCGCTCGTCGAGCAGGGCGACATCATGGGCGCGCAGAAGATGATCCTGTCCGAACTCACCTCAGAGTTCGGCGGGATGGCGGGGGCGACCGCGGACTCGGTCGGCAAGGCCGAGGTGTCGTGGAAGAATTTCGCCGAGGCCGTCGGCTTGAAGGTCATGCCCGCCGTCAACGCCATCTCCGACTGGGCGCTACACACCGGCATCCCCGCGCTCGGCGACGTCGCCAACACCGTCGGCAACGTGGTCACCCCCGCATTCCACGCGCTGGTCACCGCGGGCTCCGGTGTGGTCGGGTTCTGGCAGTCGCTGCCCGGCCCCCTCCAGGCCGGCGCGATCGCACTGGCCGGCTGGGCGCTCGCGGGCGACAAGGTCACCGGGTTCTTCACCCGCACCGCGGGGCCGTTGAAGAACTTCCGCGACGAGATGCAGCTGCAGCAGGGCCTGGCGTCTGTGGCTGGGCAAGAGGTCGGCCGGTTCGGCGCGGGTCTGGCCGTGCTCGAAACGAAGGTTCCCGCGCTCGGCAAGATGGGCGACGCGTTCCGCACCGCCAAGGGCGAGGCTGGCGGGTTCGGCTCCACGCTCAAGGGTGTCGCCGTCGCCGGGGTCACCGGCCTCAAGTCCGCGGCCGGCGGGCTGATGGGCGTGCTTGGCGGGCCGTGGGGCCTGGCGCTCGCCGGCGCCGTCGTCGGTCTGACGTTCCTGACAAGCCAGACGGCGGCGGCGTCGGCCCGGCAACAAGGACTCGCCGACGCGGGCAAGCACGTCGCCGAGGTGCTGCGTGAACAGAACGGCGTGGTCAACGACACTGTTCGCGCCGCCGCAGCCAAAGACGCCGAAGACCAGGGCCTGCTGAAGTCGGCGCAGGATCTGGGGATCGCGCTGCCCACCGTCACCGACGCGATCACCGGGCAGGGCGGCGCGCTCGACGGACTGCGCACCAAGTTGCAGGGCGTCATCGACGCCCACAAGGTGTACGCCACCGACGAGGTGACAGGCCAGGTCGGGTGGACCGGCGCGCTCGAGGGCGAGGGCCTCGGCGCACAGAAACTGCTGGACGACCTGAACGCCCTGGTCGGCGGCAGGGACAGCGACTCCGCGGCAAGCAAGCGCCAGGTCGACGCGGCGGGACAGCTCACGACATCCCACGCCGGCGTCATCTCGGCGACCGGGTTCCTGCAGTCCGCGATCGAAGGTGCCGGCGAGGAGTACGACAAGGCCGCCACCGACGCCGACAAGCTGCGCACCGCCATCGACCTGCTCACCAAACAGCAGATCACGCAGATGGACACCCTCGAGGGCTACGAGGCGGCGCAGGACGCCCTGACCGCGTCAGTCAAGGAGAACAAGAGAACGCTCGACATCCACACCGAGGCCGGGCGGAAGAACCGGGATGCTCTCGAGGATGTGGCGGCGAAGTCGCGCGACCTGATGCAGGCCGACATCGACAGCGGCGTGCCGATGAACCAGGCGCTGCAACGGCACAACGACCGGATCGCCGCGTTGAAGAGGGAAGCCGACAAGACGTTCGGCGCGAACTCCAACGCCCGGCACCTGATCGACACCTACGGCAGGGTCCCGAAGAACGTCCGCACCCAGATCACCGTGCTGGGGTACACCGACGCCAACAACAAGATGATGTCCCTGTCGGCGAAACAAACGCTGCTGGCCAAGGGTCTGCCGATCACGGCCAGCAACCTGGGGGCCATCAACAAGGAGAAGAACCGGCAGCGCTCCGGCGGCTACGCGTCCGGTGGTTTGCTGCGCGGGCCCGGCACCCCCACCTCCGACAGCATCCCCCTGTGGGGGTCACGCGACGAGTTCATGCAGTCGGCGTCCGCGACCCGCTACTACGGCGTCGGGTTCATGGAGGCCGTCAACTCGAAGCGGTTCCCCAAGACGCTGGCGCAACGCCAGGACGACGTGCCCGCGCTCGGCTACCAGCGCGGCGGCATGGTGTGGCCGTTCAAGGTCGACGTCTCCAAGACGAAGATCCCCGAGTTCATCCCGGCCATGAGCGGTGGCGGCGGCAACGTGCAGCGGTGGGCGCCGCTCGTCCTCCAAGCGCTGGCCATGCTCGGCCAGTCGTCGGCGCTGCTGCCGCTCGTGCTCCGCCGCATGAACCAGGAATCGGGCGGCAACCCCAACGCCATCAACCTCACCGACATCAACGCCCAACGCGGGTACCCCAGCCAGGGCCTGATGCAGACCATCCCCGGCACGTTCGCGGCCTACGCCGGACGGTTCGCCGGCCGGGGCATCACCGACCCGTTCGCCAACATCTACGCCGGGCTCAACTACGCCATCCACCGCTACGGCTCGCTCGCCTACGCCATGAACAAGCCCGGCGGCTACGCACTCGGCGGCCTGGTCAAGGGCGGCGACGGCGCGGGGCTGGTGGGACTCGCCGATTTCATGCGCGGCAGCTACCGGCGCGGCACCGACCGGGTCCCGATGGACGGCATGTACCAGCTGCACCGCGGCGAGAGAGTCACCGCCGCCGGACAGAACCGGGCGGTCGACGTGCACATCACCGTCCGTGGTGACGGCACCAAAGCCGCCGACTTCGTTGTGGATGCTTTCCACAAAGCGCAGGACACCGGGCGGGTGCACGTCAAGGCCGGGCGGTAGCGGTGCCGACCTTCGCGCCCTCCGTGCAACTGTGGCTCGGCGGGGCGTGGATCGACATCACCGACAACGACGTCCTGGCCCGCGACAGCCTCACCATCGTCCGCGGGCGGTCCGACTGGTCCAGCCAAGTCCAGCCCTCCCGCGCCACCATGTCGTTGAAGAACCCGAACGGCCGTTGGTCGCCGCGACACCCCGCCAGCCCGTGGTTCGGGACATTGGGCCGCAACACGCCCATCAAGATCTTCATGGACGGCGAGTGCCGTTTTCACGGCGAAGTCTCCGAGTGGCCGCAACGCGCCGAACCCGACCGGTACGTGCCCATCGAAGCCGCCGGGGTCCTGCGCCGCCTGTCCAGCAGCGACATCGACCCGCTCCGCTCGGTGCTGTACCGCACCATGATGCAACCCGGCGGCCTGCAAACACCCGTCGCCTACTGGCCGATGGAAGAAGAATCCGGGACCCTGCGTCTCTACTCGGCGGTGCCCCGCAACACGCCCATCCGCGTCGACAGCCAAGTGCAGGTCGCCGGGTACAGCGGCATCGCAGCGAGCGCACCCATCCCCGTCTCCAACAACCGGCAGTTCTACGCCGACATCGCACCGCACACACCCAACGCCACCATGACCGCCATGTGCCTCGTGCACATCCCCGACAGTGGGCTCGCCGCCAACGGCACCCCGATCATGGTGGCCAACACGACCGGCAGCGCACGCTACTGGCGGGTACGCGGCAACATCAACCGCACCGTCAACATCCTCGTCACCGACGCCTCCGGCGGCACCATCCTCAGCAGCGTCGACACCCCGTTCACGCTCGCCCCCGAAGGCGCGATCCTGCTGCTCGAACTCACCACCAACGGGTCCGACGTCGACTGGTCCCTGCGGGTGCTGAACGTCGGGCGCACCGCCGCCTCCACCGACTCGGGCACCGTGTCCGGCCGCTCCTACAACCGCATCAACCGGCTCACCTTCGGGTCCAACGGCAACCTCGGTGACACCGCCATCGGGCACGCCGCCCTGTTCACCGGCACCGTCGATGACGACATCCTGCTCGAAGCGGTCCGCGCGCACGCCGGCGAAACCGCCGGGCGCCGCATCGAACGGCTCTGCCTCGAAGAGGGCGTTGCGTTCGCCGGGGTCGGCGACCTCGACGACACCATGCGGATGGGCACCCAAGGCCGCAACACGCTGCTGCAACTGCTCACCGAATGCGCCGAAGCCGACGGCGGGATCCTCCACGAACCCCTCGAAATGCCGTCCGGCACCACACCCGGACTCGGCTACCGCGGGCTGGCCGACCTGTACAACGCCGCCACCACCCTCGAACTCGACGTGAACGAAGGCCAGGTGGGGTTGCCGTTCGAACCCACCGACGACGACCAGCTGCTCGCCAACGACGTCACCGTCACCCGCCAAGGCGGGGCGACGTTCCGCACCACCATCGACGACGGGCCGATGGGTGTCGACACGATCGGGCGCAAACGTGGCGGCGGCACCGTCAACCCCGAAGCCGACCTCGACGCCGAACAGATCTCCGGGTGGCAAGCCCACCTCGGCACCTGGAACGAAACCCGCATCCCGCAACTCACCGTGTCCCTCACCCGCAACCCCGACCTCGCCGGCCAGGTGTGCGCCGTCGACATGGGACACCGCATCACCCTGCTCAACCCGCCGCCGTGGCTACCCCCCGACGACATCGAATTGATGGCGCAGGGCTACACCGAAAACCTCGACGCCAAGACCTGGCGGGTGGTCTACAACTGCACACCGTGGCGGCCCTACCAGGTGGTGCGCCTCGACTCCGGGCCGGTCAAGAAGTTCTCGCCGTTCGACTCCCAGCTCGCCTCGGGCATCACCGAAACCGCGACCACCATGTCCGTCGAAAGCGCGTCCGGGCGGTGGCCGTGGACCACCAGCTCCGCGCAGATGCCCATCCCCATCCGGGTCGACGGCGAAGTCATGTCGGTCACCGCCATCTCCGGGGCCAGCTCGCCGCAAACGTTCACCGTCATCCGCGGGGTCAACGGCTACCCATCCAGCCACCTCGCCGGCGCCGCGGTCACGCTCGTCGACCGCGCGACGCTCGGGCTGTGACCAGGCCAGAGAGGGGGGTTGCCGGATGACGTTCCTGGCCGGCGAAGACGCCAACTCGAAGAGGGTCAACGAGGAGCTCGGCTGGGGGATCCGCAAAAACTCCGACCAGTCCGTCACCTCGTCCACCACCCTCGTCAGCGACGCCGAACTAACGTGGCCGGTCGACGCCAACGTCAACTATGTGTTCGACATGGACCTCGTCTATACGGGGGCCAACGGCGCGGGGAACCTCAACATCGGCTGGGCCGTCCCCTCTGGCGCCATCATGTCCTGGTCGGCGACCGGCCTCGACACAAGCCTGGGCTACAAAAACGTGGGCAACCTGGCCGCCGCGACTGCGAGCGCCTACGGCACCGCGGGCGCGGCGATCGGCCGGATCGTGCAGGTGTCGGGATACCTGCACGTCGACTCCACCGCCGGAAACTTCGTGCTGCGCTTCGCGCAAGCAACCAGCAACGGCACCGCCACCACGATGCGCGCCGGATCCTTCGGCGTGGTGTACCGGGCGTAGCGATGCTGTTCAACACCAACGACGACCTGCGAGCACCCGCACTCAACCGGGCGCGCGGCGTCGTGGCCTACAAGGAGATCGACCAGTCGGTCACCAACACGCTGGTGCAGGCCACCGACGAAAGCCTCATCTGGGACCTCGACGCCCACGCCCTCTATGTGATCCGGCTCGACATCGTGTACATCACCACCGACGCCGCCGACATAAGGTTTGGGTTCTCCCTCCCCGACGACGCGGCCATGAGCTGGAACGGCACCGGCATGAGCATCGCGTCGGCGCACCAAAACTTCGGCAACGCCAACCCGCTGGCCGGCACCACCAGCTTCGGCGGCTCCGACGGCACCACCGCCAAGATCGCGCGGGCCTCCGGGACCATCCTCACCGGCGACATCGCCGGTGGAGTCGTGTTGACGTTCGGCCAGTTCGCCGCCACCGCCGTCACCACCTCCGTACTCCAAGGCTCGTGGGGGATCCTCCGACGCCTCTCCTGACCACACAACACGCTTGGGGCTGCACATGACTGACAACGTTCAGTGGACCACCCGCCGGCCGATCCTCCGCAAGTACACGAAGTGGACGGGCGACAACCTCGCCGAGCTCGAAGCCGAGTGGCCCGAATGGACGTTTGAGGTGAACCTGGACACCTCGCTGCACGCCCGCAGCGAGTACGGCGAGTTCGACGGTGAGCTGCCGGTCGGCACCTGGTTCACCTACGACGACAGCTGGGACGTTGATCCGCTCACCACCGAACGGGTCCAGGCGGCCCCCGGTCCGGGCCTCACCTCGTTCACCATCACCGCCGACTGACGACGAGGACTGACCACATGCAATGGGGAACGCTGGCCGGGACGATCACCGCCATGGCCACGATGCTCACCGCCGTCGGCGGCACGATCGTCACCCTCAAGGTCATGATCCCGAACTTCCGGGTGAACAAGCAGACGCACACCATCGTCAACCAGCAGCGCACCGACATGCTGCGGTTCCAACGCACCCTGATCAAAGCGCTGGTTGACGCCGGGCTCCCGGTACCCGAAGACCAAAGCAAGTTGGACGACGAGCCCGACACGCACTAGCCGCCCACCCCCGGCAACTAGTCGTCCGAGTCGGTCACCTCGGCATACGCAACCTCAGTCGCTGCCCCATCCTGGTGCGGCGCGGCCGTGGCGTCTTGGACTACACCGTCTGGGTCGGGGAGCAGGCCAAAGGTGTGCGGCATGGCGAACTCGGCGCCGCACTGCGCGCACCGCAGACCGTAGGCGAACATGCCATCGAAGTGGCCGTCGTACCCACACGGGCAGCGGAAGTCCAGGCAGACCTCGGTGTTCTTCCACTGAACGAACACCTGCGGGCGCGGCCGTGATTCGAACCCTGCCGTCGCCCACGTTTCGTTTTGGTCGGTCACGCCCCCGATCCTCCCACCCCCTGCAAGGAGGTCTCCACGTGCTGCGCTACTCCCGCTGGACCCCGTTCGACCAGGTCCCCACCGTTGTTGACCATGTGCGGGCACACCTGTCCGCCGTCACATCCCTCGACGACGACCCCGACATCTACGCCGGGGAAGTCGACACCGATGTGCGCGAACAGGACGGCGGGATGCTGATCACCGGCGCAATCAACCGGGCGCCGGTCGCCGCCTACCTGCGCGACGGCTTCGACCCCGACGTCGAGGCCGCAGCCAACCCGCTGACCGTCCCCTCCATCGAGGCGACGTCGTGATCTGCCTGGCGGTCATAGCCGCGTTCGTTGTGGGGTTCGCCGCTGGCCACTACCGGCTGAAGCGGCGGATCTTCCGCCGCCTCACCCGGATGCCGGTGCACGAGATCCAGCAGATCGCGCACTCGTTTCGGAAGGTGAGGTCGTCGTGAGCGTCGCCGCCGGGACACTGCTGCACGCCCGCAAAGCGCGACGACAGCAACTGATCGACGACGCCGTCGAACGGGCCAAGCTCCTAGGCCGGTCGCTGACATGCGTGTCGCAGCCGGTCGGACATCACAGCACCTGCCTCGGGCTCGGCGCCGCCATGAACGGCGGGCTCGGCTGCCTGTGCGAATGCCACGACGTGCAGGCCCTGACGTGAGCGTCGCACGCTGCCGCGAAATCAACGCCCGGCTCCGCGCCGCCGGCATCATCGTCCACGAATACCCCGGCTGCTGGACACGCGGCAACGGGCTATCCCCCGCCTACGAAGGCGGGATCGACCACCACACCGCATCGGCGTTCGGCGTCGCGCTCCCCACCACAAGCGCCGGCAAGCTCCTCGCCGACGGGCGCTCCGACCTGTCCGGGCCGCTGTGCAACTACGCGGGCAACGACGACGGGACGCTCACGTTCATCGCCGCATTCCCCGCCAACCACGCCGGGGCCAGCGGCGGCCGGTCGATGGGACCCCTCCCGACGACTCGCCTGTTCAACCCCCGCGTCATGGGCCTCGAGATCGTCTACCCCGGCACGGTGCCCATGCGAGACGCCCAATACCGCACGGCCCTGATCTGGTCGCGGATCGTCGCCGACGTCCTCGGCTACGGCAACATCCAGCGGATCCGCGCCCACGCCGAAACGTCGATCACCGGCAAATGGGATCCCGGTGACGCGCCCGGCCGAACCATCAACATGCCCGCGTTCCGCACCGCGGCCACCGTCATCCGCACCCCGCCCAAGGAGACCGACATGCAGCCCACCGACCCCGTGAAAGACCCCGGCCCCAACCGGTGGGGGCACACCTGGCTCAACACCAACCAGCTCGTCAACGGGCTCAAAACCACGGTCGCCGGGTTCGACAAGCGGCTCGCCGCCATCGAAGCCGCCATCGCCAAGCTCCCCAAGGAGAAGTAGCCATGAAGCAGATCTTCGGGCGAGAGCCTGCCGTGTTCTGGGCGCTCGCCGCCACCCTCGCCCAAGCCCTGTTTCTGCTCGCCCCATGGTCGGATGAGGTGCACGGCGTGATCAACGCCGCGACCCTCGCCGCCGCCGGGTTCCTCACCGCCGCGTGGGTATCCGTCGATGCCGCGCTCCCCGCCCTCGTCGGCCTGCTCAAGGCCGTGTTCGCCGTCGTCCTCGCGTTCGGCGTCGACTTCCCCGACACCACCCAGGTCGGGATCCTCGCCATTGTCACCGCCATCGGCGCGTTCTTCGTCCGCCAGAACGTCGAAGCCAAGGTGGGGGCCGCGACGCGCCCCATCACCCGCTACGCCACGGGCGGACTCGTCACGCCTGCTGAGGGCATCTGATGCACGTCCGGCCTTGCGCCGCATGCGGCAAGGAAGACGACCACCCGCGGCACGTCATCGCGATGACCCCCACCGAGTCGCTGTTCTTCCACATGGACTGCCACGGCAACAACGGCTGCGACACCTGCAAACAGCAGATCGCCGACGCCAAGGGCAAGCAGGGCGACAAGCTCCGCGGCCACCTCATCGCACTGAGGGAGAACGCTGATGGCAGCTGAAGGGCTCGCGCCCGTCGCCGCGAACACCTACCTCGACGAGCTGTGGGTGTCCTACCCGTGGGTCAAGCTGTTCGTCGGCGCCACCGCCATCGGCACCGCCAACGCCGCCACCGAAACCACCCGCAAGCAGATCACCTCACCCGCCGCGGCGTCCGGCGGATCCAAGGCCACCGCTGGCGCGCTGACCTGGACATCAGTCGCCGCATCCGAGGACTACACCGCGTTCGGCGGATTCACCGCATCCACCGCCGGCACCTGCGGATGGACCGGTGGCATCACCGCCAACCCGGTCACCGCCGGGGACACGTTCACCATCGCCTCCGGTGCGCTCACAGCGGCGTTCACGGTCGCGTCCTGACACGCCCAGTGGGGGGAAACCGCGTTGACTGACTACCAGGCCCTGAAAACCGAGATCATCACCGACCCGAAAACACTCGGCTACACCGGCAAATCGGACTACGAGGTCGCCGTTCTGATGAACACCCCAGGCGGGTCCGGCGAAACCATGTTCCGGTCATACACGCCAGTAGAAGACCTGGTGGCGTGCATCGTCCGAGCCGAATACGACGCGCTCGCCAGTGCCGCGAAAACCTACCTCGACATGGTGTTCTCCAGCACCAAAGTGAAGACCGGGGACGCGACCCTGCGCGCGCAGGTCGGGCAGCTGTTCGCGGCGGGCACCACCAGCCGCACCAACCTGACCGCCGCGGCGTCCCGCGCGGCGTCCCGGTCAGAAATCCTGTTCGGGGAGAACACCAACATCAGCGATGCCGACGTGGCGATCGCCCGCAACAGCTAGGGGGGCCGGCTGTGGCCACTGCGACGCTCAACGCCACCAACACGCAGAGCGTGACGATAACCCTGGCGTCGCTGGCCAACGGGTCCAGCGCGGTGGCCAGCGCGATCGACAACAGCACAAACAAGTTCCTGTCCGCGAACGTGCGGGTCAAGATCAAAACCAACGCGGCGGGCACCTCCGCCGCCGGGTCATGCTCGGTGTTCCTGGTGCGCTCCACCGACGGCGGCACCGACTACGACGACAACACCAGCACGTTCCTGGGCGCGCTCCCCACGATCGCGAACGCCACCACCTACGCGCGCACCTTCTCCACCGAGCCGATCGGACCGATCGGAACCCACTGGAAGATCGCCGTCCTCAACAATTCCGGCGCCGCCCTCGACGCGACAGGCGGCAGCCACGAAGTCGAGTACGCCGGCATCAAGTACGACGTCGCCTGACCGATGGCAGTCCGGTTCAGCGCGGACGGGCAGGACTACAACCGGGCGATCAGCCTCGGCACACTCACCGCCTACACCGTCACCTGCTGGGGACGGATCGCTGTCGACCGCAACACCTACTCGACGCTCTGGAACATGGACGCCGGGAACATCAACGACACCGAAGTCCTGCAGGCCGGTGCCGACGGCACCACCATGGGCATCTACGCCGACGTGTCACCCGCCACCGACATCGCGGCGATGACAGTGGGCGTCTGGTACTTCTTCGCGATCTGCCGGACCGGCACCGCAGGCACCGCCTACTACCGGCCTGCGGGTCAGGCGGGTCTCACGGCGGTCGCCCTGTCGGGGCTGTCGGCCAGCGTGACCGCCACCAACCTGCTCATCGGCGAATCCGTGTTCGGCACCGAATGGCTGAACGGCGACGTTACCGCCCTGAAGATCTGGGCCGGCGCCACCCTCACCCGCGCCGAGGTGCTCGCCGAAGCGGAACAGGCGTATCCGGCCCGCACAGCAAACCTGGCGGCCTACTATCCGCTGCGCCGCCCCGACCCGCTGGACTGGTCGGGGAACGGGCGGGCGCTCGGCGGCGGCTCCGGTGTCGCCTACGAAGACGACCCACCGATCCTGTGGCGGACCCCGGCGCCCCGGCGGGTCCTGCCCGCACCCGGCGGGGCCACCGTACCGGGCACCGCGAGCGCCCCGCTCGGTGCGCTGGTTGCATCCGCGGCCGGCACACCCACCGTGACCGGCACGGCGTCGGCCCCGCTCGGTGCGCTCACCGCCGCAGCCGCAGGTACGTTGACGGTGCCGGGCTCGGCCGCGGCCACCTTCGGGGCGTTGGCCGCCACCGCGAACGGCATCGCGACGGTCACCGCAACTGCGGCGGCGCCCCTCGGCCATCTCGCGGCGCAGGCCGCCGGCGTGCTGCTGCTGGCCGGCACCGCGACAGCACCGTTGGGCGCGCTGGCCGCATCAGCCACCGCAACCGTCGCCGTCCCCGGGTCGACTGCTGCAGTCTTCGGCGGGTTGACGGCAACAGCCGCTGGCACCATTACGGTTTCCGGAACCGCGACCGCTCCGCTCGGGGCGCTCGCCGCGACCGCGGCGGGCGCGTCCGTCTGGGCCGGCACCGCGACGGCCGTCCTCGGTGGGCTCACCGCGACCGCCAGCGGACTGGCCACGGTGCCCGGCGTCGCGACGGCACCACTCGGCGAACTGGCAGCCACCGCGACCGGCGGGACCGCCGTCGCCGCGACCGCAGCAGCCGTGTTCGGGGCGCTCACCGCGAACATCGCCGCAACGGTCACCGTCCCCGCGGCTGCCGCCGCGACCTTCGGCGCCCTCACCGGCACCGCAGCCGGCACCGTGACACCACCCGGTGGGGGCACCGCGCTCGCCGCACTCGGGCCGCTCACCGCGACCGCTGCGGGCCTGGTCACCGGGTCGGGTATCGCGACCGCGCCGTTGGGGACACTGCTCGCCGCCGCAGTCGGGCTGGTCACCCGCGCCGGGACAGCGACCGCCCCGCTCGGGCCGCTCGCCGCGGCCGCCACGGGGACGCGGACCGGGCCGGGGGTTGTCGCGGCACCGCTCGGGCCGCTGTCCGCCACCGCGGCAGGCACCGTGTCGGCTGCCGCCGCAACGACAGCGCCGTTCGGGGCACTTGCTGCCACAGCAGCCGGCGGGCGCACCCTGCTCGGGACGGCATCAGCGATCTTTGGCAGCCTGACAGCGGCCGCCGTCGGCGGGCTGCCGACAGGTACGCTCACCCCGCTCGCCCGCACCGCCGCGATCCCCGCCGACCTGCGCATCACCCGGTCGGTCGACGACCGGGGCTATCCCATCGGCGCCGACCACCGGACCACCGCACCCCGTCTGTAGAGGCGCAGGAGGGATCGCCATGGCGTTCGTCAAGGGACCGAACAGCGTTCTCGAATACCGGTTCGACTGGAACGACGACGACTGGCTCGCCGCCGGCGAGGAGATCGTCACGTCCACGATCACCGCCGACACGGGCATCGTCATCGACGACGACACCAACGACACCACGTCGGCGACCGTGTGGCTGTCGGGCGGCGCCTTGTGGGAACGCTACGAGGTCACCAACCGGATCGTCACGAACCAGGACCGCACCGAGGAGAGGGTCATCCGCATCCACGTCCAACGGCGGTAGGCTGGGCTGGCGCTGTGGAGCAGTTCGGTAGCTCGCTGGGCTCATAACCCAGAGGTCGCCAGTTCAAGCCTGGGGGTCTCAGCGTCAGCACGATCATGTGTCTACTCATGTCTCCTCCCGCCGCTTGGCGGCTGAAACGTGGGGATCGGCGGCTTCGTGAACAGGTGCGTGAACCGGGCATCGCCGCGCGCCCGCGCCAGCAACCCCTCAAGCGCCCGCCGCCCATCGCCGGTCAACCGGTAGTAGCGGCGGGCCGGCGGCCGAGGATCGTCACCCTCCCACTCGTCCTCCAACCACCCAGCCTTGAGCATGCGCCCCAGGATCGGGTGCACCGCCCCCGACTGCAGCCCCGTTCGCCGACAGACGTCCTGCAACCAATGCCGATCGGCCGCGTGGTCCACCAGGAAGATGGCGACCCGGACTGTCGGCAAGGTCAGATGCACGGTAGAACTCTAGCGCTCGCCGCTGAACAGGTGCTTGAACCGTGGATCCTCATGCGCCCGCACCATCAGACCCTCCAACTCGGTGCGACCCACCGGGGTCACCTGGTAGTAGCGGCGGCCGTCCTCCCGCCACGCCTCCAACCACCCCTCGCCGAGCATGCGTTGCAGGATCGGGTGCGCAACCCCCGACTCCACCTCGGCGCGACGGCTGATGTCACGCAGCCACTGCCGGGGCTCCGCTGGTGAGAGCAAGGCGCGGGCCACCTGCACGGTAGCGAGGGTCAGACGCACAGTAAAACCCTAGGATGCCGCTAGAACTCTAGCGGCGGGAGTGGTAGCGTCCCGGGCCGGAAACGCACCTCAGAGTACCTGGGAACTTACGATGAGTCACCTTCCTGTGCAGGTTGTGCCCGGCACCGTCACCGAAGCACTCGACTGGTACGCCACCACCCACCAGCCCTACCGCCTCATCCTCGTCGTCGAAGACCTGCGGCCCGGCGGCACCTACATGCTCATCGGCACCTACGCGCAACGCCACAACCTCGCAGCCCTCCACGCCCGGCTCACCGAACTCGGCATCCGGCCCGCCCACACCAGCGGGTGGGCAGCATGACCGTCACCGTCTACCTCGACTGGCGCGACGCCTACACCGCCGGCGTCAGCGTCCTGCTGCTCCTCAGCTTCTGGCTCGCATTCCGCGCCCGCAACGTCGCCGTCACCGACGACCGCCGATCCATGTGGATGTTCCTGTGGTCTGGTGTGCTGCTGCTCATCGGCCACTCGATCTTCCTCGTAGTCGGCACCATCCTGTCCCTCGAAGGCTTCTACATCGCCAACGTCGGGTTCATGCTGTTCGGCCTGTACACCGCCACCCGCATGGCCCTGGGACTTCGCAAGCACCGCGACCCGGCCGACGCTGCGGGCGAACTGGACGGCAACAGCAAGCCCCCCGGCGACGCGGCCCCGCTCGGCGGCAGCCCCGCCACCAACGGGCACCAGCTGCCCGTGCAGCGACCGGCGCCGACCGGCAGCGGGCCCTGGCCGAAGCCTCAACGGCCGCCGGGCGCCGCGGCGCTGGTGGTTGAGGCGACCAGAACCGAGCGGCTGCTCCCGAGCACGTCGAGCCGGGCGGACGCCGTCCAATGAGCATGCGCATCGTCGCCGTGCTCGCCGCGGCCGGGCTACTCGCTGCAGTCGTCGGCCAGTACGGCAGCCTGCTGCACGCGCCCCGCATCGCCGGGCACCCGACCGCCGAACTGCCCGTCCACCAGCCCGCGCCGTTCGGCGTGCCATGGATCACCGGATGGTGACAGCGTGGCACCCTGTGCACGACCGCTCACCGCGACAGTGAGGACCCCTGGCATGGCGCAGAACGTGATCACCGCCCTCGTCGACGACATCGACGGCGGACCCGCCGACCAAACCGTGATCTTCTCACTCGACGGGCAGCCACTCGAAATCGACCTCAACGACAACCACGCCGCCCGGCTCCGCGAAGCCCTCGCCCCCTACATCCTCGAAGCCCGGCACGTCGCCGGCCCGCGGCCCAACCTGAAACTCCTCGCCGCCAACATCGAGGCTGGCCAGCAGCGCCCCAAGCGGGGGCGCGGCAAGCCCCCGGCGCCGCTACCGCAGTTCTCCGAACCCACCACCGGCAGGGCGAAACGCACCTCCCTGCGCCCCGACGCCGCCAGCGTCCGGGCCTGGGCCGAAAGCCAGCGCATCGAACTCAAGCCGCGCGGACGCATCCCCAAGCACGTCACCGACCGGTACATCGCCGCGTCCCAGAGCGCGCGGTAGGCTCGCAGCCCGGCGGGGTCGCTGGACCGGGGCGTTCCCAACACAAACAGTTGGGGGCGCCCCGGTCGCTTCATGTCACGGGGGTCCACACGGCGACACCGCCGTCGACACGACCATGCAGGCCGGCGAGCTCCCGGCCGACAGTCACCAGGCACACCAGGCACCGCGGGTTGTCCTCCGTCGGCTCCGACAGCCGCTGCGAGGGTGCCGACAGGGCGCACACCGCGCGGGCCGTCTCCCCACCCATGTCGCCGAAAGCGTGGCTTCGATCGTTCAGTGGCGGCACCAGCCACTCCACCGGGTCACCGGCCGACATCACGTCACTCCCGCCATGCATAGTGCATTTGCACGTGCAGGCTAACGCGCAGCTGCGCTAGAGAACGACCCCCCAAACGGGGGACCCAGACATGAGGAACGGCCCGCAGGTGGGGGATCCTGCGGGCCGTAGTTGTGGAGAACCGAGGTCGAGCAGTTGTTTTTGTTGGGTCAGGCGGCGAGGGCGAAGACAGCCGCCCCAGCCTGGCCAGCCGCGGCACCCGAGTACTCGTTGTGCGTCATGCCCGGGATGCTGTTGTGCGTCATACCCGGGTAGTCGTTGTGCGTCATGCCGGGATACGCGTTGTGCGTCATGCCGGGGAAGTCGTTGTGGGTCATGTCGCCAGTCGCCGACGCGGTACCGGCACCAGCGAACCCGAACGCTGCGACGGCGACGGCCGCCACAAGAATGCCGCGCTTCATAACGTGATCCTCCCAGTACTGGTGGTTACAGCCGTTGGGGAGCGTAACCCCCGGCCCGCTAGATATCTAGCACCCAGTCGGGCGACCCGTACGGCAGGATGGGCGACGGACGTGGGGCTGGTGGGTCTGTTCGCACAGAGTGCTCCCCCGCCCCACGTCCACCATCACATCAACCCCAACTCGGGGGCCTTCACCCGCAGCGCCCGCGCCGCCACATGCCACGTCGTGCACGGCCAACACCGGCCCGACAGCGGCCCGAAGTGCTCGTGGCCGTCCCTGCACACTGCGGACTGGCTGTCGTCCTCATCGTTCGTGCAGCAGTCCCAACAGATCGAATACAGGTAGGTGCCGGCCTGGTCCTTCACCTCGTGCTCGCGGTGCAGGTCGAGCATGGCGGTGAGCGCCGCCCGCAGGTGCTCGCTGTCGGCGTTGACCACAGCCGCCACGACCTTCGCGTCCAGATCAGTCACCTAGACCACCTCCCGACGCTCGGACCAGCGAGCCAGCAGCCGCTTGCCTCGTGGGGTCAGTTCGACGCCGCGCCAGGTGTTGACGTGGACGTAGTCGCCGTGCCAGAGCCCGTTCATGGCGCGAGCCATCTGCGCTTGGGTGGACACGGGCCGGGAGAACAGCCACGGCCCGTCACCGCTCACCGAGACCTTGCCGTCTCGCACCGCGTTGAGAACCCGATGCCGCAGCAGGGTCCAGGGCAGTGGGTCGCTCATCGCAGCCCCAGCCATTTGAGGACCGTCATCCGATCCACCCCGGCCGTCTTCGCGAACCCCGACTGTGACCGCACACCCTTTGGCTTCGACTCGGGCGGCTCCACCAACATCGCCGCCGCCTGCTCAATCCGCACCAACGCCATCCGCTGCGACGACCGGGCCTGCCCCAACTCGTCGCCCATCCCCGCGACCACCGTCCCCGGGTCGTCGGCCGTCAACACCTCGCGGGCTGCGGACAGAGCCGCCTCCCGCTCCGACGCGTCGCCCGGGTCGGGGTAGCGGGCCGCGATCAGGCTGGCCTGCCGCCGCAGCTCGGCGACCTGCCCGTCGTCGAGGCCGTGGTCGTCACCCAGCCACACCTCTACCTCACCCCGCTGCTGCGCCTTCGCCTTCGTCATGCCGCCACCTGCCTCGTCATCATCGACCGAGCCAGATCCGACACGCCCGACGGCACCGGATCCCGCCCGCCGTGCCAACCCCGCCGGATACCGATGATCAGGCGGAACATCCCAGGCGAGCGGTAGCCCTCGAACCAGTGATCCAGCAGCTCGGTGTACAAGTTCTCGAACACCCAGCCGTTGCACACCGTCATCATCCAGGCGGAGGCCGCGTCGCAGTGGGCGCAGATCTTGTGCGTCCACCACACGCCGTCGCAGCGGCCCTCACAGCGTCGGTACCGCTCACCGCGGCGGATGGTGCGCGCGCACTCGGTGCAGCGGTGCTGCAGCACAGCGGTCGGGTTGGTCTCGTTGTAGACGTCCCACGGAGGGCAGTCCTCAACAGCACACATGGTCAGGTCTCCTCGGTGGTGTCGGTGGGCTGGGCTTCCAGTGAGGTGCCGTAGCGGCCGTCGGTCCAGATGTGCGGGTAGGACAACGCCAGCCGGTACGCACGCACATTGCCGTCGTAGTACGACCGCAAGGCAGGCATGTCCGAGTTGCGGTCGGCGTCCCCGAGCGCCTCATCGAGGCGCTCGGTGAGCGCCCTGGTGTACTGCGGCAGCCCCTGCGTCAACGGCAGCTTCCGCGCTCTGGTGCTCATCGCGTCTCCTCGGTCTGGTGTCGTGTCCTTCGCTGCGCGACCTTCTCCATCGCCCGATGCGCTGCCACCCCGGGCGCCTCCAACTCGGCCAGTCCGTGCGCCGCAGCCTCCGCGCCCCGCGCGAACAGCGGCACCGGCGACACGAAGTCGAGCACCGCATCCACCTCGTCGCCGGTGAGAGCTCCCGTCGCCGCCGCGATCCGCAGGCCCAGCGACGCATCCATGTCGTGGCAGCCAGCCCAGCCGGCGCACACCCGGCCGTCCTGCTGATGGCACAGGAACACGGCTGGCGGCTGTTCGGCGGTGTCGGCGTCGAAGCGGGGGAGTTTGGCGTACTCGTCGGGGTGCCATATCCCGGAGGGCACGTCACGCCGGTACGGGCACGACCCACACGGCCGGACAGCAGGCGGCCTCACCGGGCGCTCGCCGAGACGCAGGTCGGGTCGCCCTTCGGGTGCCACGGGCCGGGGTAGTTCGCCGTGCCGCGAACGGCCTGGCAGTTGCACCAGGTGTCTTCACCTCGAAGCTGCGCGGCGCGGGCGCGGACGTCCTCAGCCGTGACCGGCAGGTTTCCGGGCCGATCGTCCATCTCGACGGCAAGTGCTTCCAGTTCGGCGGCCACGTGCCGGTCGGCCCACTGGGCGACGACGCGCATGGCCCGGGTGAACCCGCCCATCTGGGCTGGGCGGGCGAGGTCGCCGACGGCGGCGCGCGGGTAGACGAACTCCGACCAAGCCTCGTCGATCACGGCCTGCGGCAGCTGGTTGCGGTTCATGTAGACCACTCTACACTCACAATGTAGACGTGTCTACACGGTCCATCCGGCAGGTACATGTACTCAAACCCTGGCACTCTGGGGAGACGTCGCCTCGACACGCTGGTCAGAAGGACACAGCGTCACAGTTCAGCGGGATAGACTGGGGGCATGCCATGGAATAGCCATGGAACTGGTACCCCTGGAGACCGCGTGAACGACGCTCTGACACCTGCCGCTCAACCCGCCGACAACCTACTCGAGTATGACACCGCCAACGCCTCGGGTGGTGCCCGATGAGCGACTGGTTCTTCTACCGAGCCAACCCCGCGCTCGCGGCGGCGCTGCGAGCATGCGATGCCGCCCGGGACGCGTTCTGGGCAGAGCACGTCACGCCGTACGAGCGGGAGCACCCGAACAACCCACCGGTCTGGACGCGCGTCGGGGGCGCGACATGCGTCGGGTTCGCTGACAACGACGACAGCGACAACCCCCCGCCCGACGGTCTGAGCCGGGCGCAGACACGGACCCACCTGATCCCGAAGCCGGGCAAGCCAGGCGACATCTGGCGGGACCGCAAGGCCAAGTTCAACGAGGCACCCCAGTACGACAAGGTGCTACGCGAATTCGGCGTGCCCTACGACGTGCTCGGCGTGGGCGTGCTGCACATGGCGAACTGGATGGACCTCGACGCCCGTAGCGACACCCCCGATGGCTCGAACGTCGTGGTCTACATCGGCCGCGAATATTCTCCCGTTCCTGCTGCGCTCGAGCCGATGAAGCGCAGCGAGTTCTACGCCCTGCACGAGGCCGCGACGGAACGCGCCAAGGCCACGACCTGATGCCTGGGCGACTGGCCCTCGGTAGCTGGGGGAAGATCCGCCACTACCCACACAATGACGGCCGATGGAAGGCCACCACCCTCATCCGCGACTACGACGGCAAGACCCGGCAGATCCAACGCAGCGGCGACACCAAGGCAAAAGCCACCCGCAACCTCGAGGCGTACCTCACCGAACGCACCGCCGACGCCGCCATCCTCAACCACGGCGACACCCACGTCCGCGACCTCGTCCCCCACTACCTCGGACACGTCCGCGACGAACAAGCCGACACCACCTACGACCGCTACGAGAGCCGCATCCGCAACCACGTCCTCCCACACATGGGCGACCTGCTGGTCCGCGAAGTCACCCCCGTCCGCATCAACGGCGTCTTCGCAGCCGTCCGCGCCCACAACCCCGGCATCGCCCCCGGCACCCTCCGCGGCATCCGCCACTGCATCTCCGGGCTCATGAACACCGCCATCGAACACGGGCTCCTCGCCCACAACCCCACCACCGCCGCCCGCCCCATCCGCGGCGGCACCGTGCGCGCCGCCCCCGCCTACGACGCCGAGCAGATCCTCGAATTCCTCGCCAAAGTCGACGCCGACCCGCAAGCCAAAGCCAGCGACCTCCCCGACCTGCTGCGCGTCCTGTTCGGCACCGGCTGCCGATTCGGCGAAGCCATCGGACTGCGCTGGTCCGACCTCAACCTCACCGACCAGCCCGTCCGCGCGGTCAACCCCGACAACGGCCGGCAGGAGAAGCTGAAGCCCCGCTCGGTGTGGTTCAACGGCAACCTAGTGATCGTCAAAGGCAAAGGCGTTGTCCGGCACCACGGTAAGACGGTGGCGTCCACCGGTGTTGTCGGACTCCCCAGCTTCCTGCACGCCCTGCTGCTCGACCGGGCGCCCGCACTGGTAGCCGGCGGGGTCGGGGCTGACCAGCCCGTGTTCCCGTCCAGCAGCGGGGGGTGGCGGCGACCCACCGACGTGCAACGCTCCATCCAACGGATGTGCAAGCGGATCGGGCATGAGGGGTTCTCCACCCACGTCGGACGCCACACCGTGGCCACCCTGCTGGCGCAGGAAGGGCAGACGGCGCGGCAGATCGCCGACCAGCTACGGCATTCGAGTGTGCGATCGAGTGAGGTGTATGTGGCGCGCGGCCTGCCTAACCCGACCGGGTTGGACGTCATCGACGCCGCGCACCGGCCGAAGCAGGAGGAGACGTGACGCGGCGGATCCTGGTCACCGGCTCCCGCGCCTGGACCGATCAGGGCAAGCTGCGGCTCGCCATGTTCCGGGAGATCATCGTCGATGACGACCGCACCGTCATCGTGCACGGCGCGGCGCCGGGCGCGGACACGATGGCCGACCGCTACGCCCGCATGACTGGGTGCCAGCCCGAGCCGTACCCAGCCGCTGACTTCCCGTCGCCGCGTCACCGCAACCAGCACATGGTGGACCTGGGCGCGGATGTGTGTCTGGCGTTCGCGACGTCGTGGGCGTCGGGGACCGGCATGTGCGCGCGGATGGCTCGGAAGGCAGGCATCCCGGTGTTCGACTTCGGGGTGGACACCAGCACGGAGGCCCGGCCATGACCCTGGCTGTCCTGCTCGTGGGTGTCATCCTCAGCGGCTTCGCCCTGATGTTCGGTCTTGCCTGCACGCGAGACAGCACACCGGCCGCTGTCGCCTGGCTGGTCGGCTGTCTAGCGTGGGTTCTTATCGCCAGCCCGTGGTGGGTCTACGCCTTCGGGTCGCTCTGGGGCTGCGACATGGAGACCTGTGGCAACTGACGACGCCTGCTCGACGCACGCTGAGATGGAAAGATCTGGGAACCCCGCCAGGGCTAGCGCCTGCGCCGCTGCTCCCGGGCTGCTGCTCGGCGGGTGGCCCGGTTAGCCATCGCCGCCTGCATCGCACCCAGGTCGCCACGTGTTCCCTCCGACATGTGGATCGGCTCCGCGTCGCAGCCCGGCTCCCACCGCTTCCCCATCAGCCGCCAACGACACCCCGCCTGGTCATCGGCCAGCGTCACCAGCTGGCCGCAGCGGCACATGCCGCCCGCCAGCAGCCGCTCGCCGAGAGCAAGCGCGGCCGACGACGGCGACCGATGGTTCTCGGTCATGATGCGGGCACCCCGGAAACTCGCGTGGGCGTACCAGCCCGCCTCTTCCACCGGCACGTCGTCGTTGACGTAGCCGATCTCGAACCCGGCCGCACCGGTTCGGTCCACGAGGTCGGCGCATGCGACTACCGCGTCGCCGTGCATCCACGTCTCGTTGCCCACGCTGGACAGTATGGCAAAAGGTTCGCCCCCCGACCCTGGCCTCAAGGATCGGGGGGCGTCAGGCCCCCACCTGGCAGGGGCAGGCTAGCGCACGACGCTCGACGATCAGTCGAAGTCGGCTTCGTACTCGCCGATCACATAGTCCTCGACCAGCTTTCGTAGCTCGTCGAGCCGCTGTTCGATGCCGGCGACAACCGCATCCCAGTCCGTGGCCCCATCATCCACGCCCGGCAGTATCGCAGGCAGGTCAGACAGAGGCGTGCGCGCGTTGCCGGTCCGCGAGCCGGGCGGTTGGGCACGGGCCGCGGCGGGCACAACGGCGACACGACACGCGGTGCTGCTCGGCGAGCTCGCCCCACGCCGCGGTGACCTGGGCCAGCAGACGTTCCACCAGGATCTCGCCAGCGCTCATCGCTGCCTCCAAGACCAGGACCACGGCCTAGTCATCTCGTTCGACACAACACACTGACTAGCATCGGGCATGAGTTAAGACCAGGTCACCGACGCGGCAGCCTCCCGCAGAAACGCGCGCAGGTCGTCGCCGTGCAAAGCCGTCGAATCCAGCCGCTCAAAATGCTCGACATACCGGGCGACCTCCTCGGCGTCCCGCACCGTCAAGCTGCGGGTCAACGTCTCGGCCATCACGATGGCCCCCGCGTCGGCTTCGAGGTCGCCCAAGATCGCGTAGGCGTGATACTGGTGCGCGACCTCATCGGCGGCGAACGGAATCACCCCCACGTCCACGTTCGGCCGGGCGACCAGACCGATCAGACGGTGGATCTGGTCGAGCTGATCGCCGCCGGGCACCAGCTGCCGGCGCAGGGCGAACTCCGACATCAACAGCCGGATCTGCTTGCCGGAGTCCAACACGCCCTGACGAGCCAGGCGGGCATCCACGACCGCGTCCAGATCCTCGGGCTCGTCGGTGACATCCGGTCGGCCCAGCAGGAACATGCGCTCCGCGTATTTGCGGGTCTGGGCCAGGCCCGGCATGGTGTCGGCGCTGAACACGCGGATCACCGACGCGGCATCCTCGAGCTGCGCGATCTCCTTCTGGACGCGGCGACGGCCGTTGGCCCCGGCGAACCTGCGGCGCCACAGCGTGAACTGGGTGCGGGACTGCTCTGCCAGGGCCACGAGATGCCTCCGGGTGTCGGGGGACGCGCCGGTCTCCTGCGCCCACTGGTCCACGTCGTCGGGGGACGGCAAGGTGCGGCCGTTCTCGATGTGCGACACGCGGGACTGCGACCAGCCCAGCCGCTTCGCGAGCTTCGTGGTGGACAGGTCGGCATCGACCCGCAGACCCCGGAGCGCGACCTCGAGCTCGTGGCGCTCCGGGGTCTGCGGTGCGGGCCCGGTCATGCGATCAACCGCGGCTCGCGGTCGGCCAGAAACTCGGCCAACGGCACGGAGTGGCGCAGGACGACCGCGCGCACTCCGTGGAAGCGCTCGGGGTCGGGCGGCTCCTCGGCGCGCACGAACCGCCCAACCGGGTCGTACACCATGCGGATGACGACGTGGTCGACAATCCAGAAGTCGTCGCGCAGGCTCTCGAGCTCGGGGGACCAGGCGCGGTCGGCGACATAGATGCGTTCACCTGCGCGCTGGTTGGCCTGGTAGCCGTACAGCTCGAACTCGCTGTACTCGGTGAGCGGGTAGTCCAGGATTCTCACGCGGGACCAGCGAGCGCCAGCCGCCGTGGTGACCCGGATCTTCTGTAGCCACGCATCCGCCTCGGAAGTGAGGATGCGGTCGCCGGCACGCCACGCGGCGAAGTCCGCGGCCTCCTCCTCCACCAGGTAGGTAGGCAGGGTTTCGAGCCGGAACATGGTGGCGGCACGGTCGGCGAGCCGTCCGATGTCGATGGTGGCGCCCATGGTGCTGCGTCCTCTCCGGGTCAGGCGATGTGGGCGTCGGCGATGACCTGACGCGGGACGCGGATGGCGATCTCGCCGGATCCGACACCAGCGGCGTCCGGCGCGGGTACGCCGACGATGGTCAGGTGCTCGGGGTCCTCGGTGTCGGCCCACACGGCCGGGCAGTTCTCGTTCTTGCAGTCGGCGGCAACAGACAAGCGATGCTTCACGGCAGCCTCCAGGGGGCTAGTCAGTCTGTTGACAGTAAGCATGTGACTAGCCACCGCACAAGCCCGCGCTGCGAAACCCGCCGATTGCGCACTGGGCAAACTCTCGGTGATAGAGGTCTAGCGACCGTTCACCCAGATGCGCACGTTACCGCCGACGAATTACGTCGTTAGATCGTTTGGCGCTAACAGTCGATCACGACCCGAGCCCACGCCGCACAGGGCTTCGACTGAGGGGAACGACCATGGCCGACACCGACCGAAGCGCCATCGACACATTCCGCGCGCAGCTCCTCCGGTGGCTCGCCGCCGACGCCGGGCTCGACCCCGACGAAGTCGTCACCGGCGCCGTACTCGTGTTCTGCACCGAACGGCTACGCCGCGACGGCAAGATCGACCACAATGATGGCAGGGCCTACCCCGTCACCGGCATCTCCCCCACCCTCGAACTCGGGTTGATCAACAAGGCGTGGCGGGACATCCACCGCGGCAAATAACTAGGTTCGGCTCTCCGCGCGCCGCGACTCCGGGACCACCGGGGTCGCGGCCTCTTCGTCATGCCTGGACTCGTGAGACATCACCGCGTGCCGGCGCCCGGCGCTCGGAGCGCTCATGCGCGCACGCCGCCGCGGCGGCACGACAGGCGCCTCCACCGGCGCCGCCCCGCGCGGCGAAGGCTCCAACACCGAATACGGCACACGCAGCACGTCCGCGATCTTGCGGACCGTCGCCGCCGCCGGGTTCCGCTGCCCGTTTTCATACAGGCGCAGCGTCTCCGGATGCAGACCGGCCGCCTCGGCGAGCGCCACACGAGTCCAACCGTCACGCTCGCGGATCGTCTTCAACTCGAGCCAGCCCACGGGCTCGGGTTCGGGCGCCGGCGGCTGGGTTGCGTCGCCCAGCGGCTCAAGCCCGGCCAGCTGCAGCGCCAGCTTGTAGTCGACGCCGACCACCAGGGCCGCCGCGATCACACTCGGTTTCGACAGGTCGGCGGGCTCCGGGGCCCCCCCGCCCTTTTTGATCCGCTTGCCGGTCTCGATCGCGGTCCACGTCGTGGGGGCGATCCCGGCCCGGGTCGCCGCGCGCCGGACACCCAACCCCAGCGCTTTGCGGGCCTCCTGAATCAGTTCACCAAGAGGCCACGCAACGTCCCGCTCCGCCATGGATCGGATTGTGACAGACGAACGTTACCGGCGGGGCTCCCCCGGCGACACGCCACACCAACACCCGTCTTGCCAGGCGCGCGCCGTTGGATTATGTTGGGCACATGCCGACGTCCACACCCGACATCCCCGAGCCGCACGGCTGGCTCGAACTCATCCACTTCCGCGAGCGCGACGGCTGGTCACGCGCCAAGCTAGCGGACGCCGCCGGGCTCAACCCCGAGACCCTGCGACTCTACGAAATCGGTCGCCGCAACCCAACAACGGACTCCATCCGCCGGTTGGCAGACGCCATGCGTGTCCCCTACTCGGTGCTCATGCCGTCCCCCCGTGACGCCGACACCGCCACCGACGAGGGCGACAACGACGAGAGCGGTGCGGCGTGATCATGTGCGACTGCCGCGACTGCCTCGCCCTCCACGCCACCGCCAAGACCGACGCCGTGCCGCTCCGAGCCTGGCACCAGCGACCCGAAGCGGCCTGACCGATGGCCCCCACCATCACCGACACAGGCACACCAGTCGCTGGGATCGACCCCGCTAACGCCGTGCAGATCCTGCCGCCCGGCGTAGCCCGCGCCAACCGGCAACTGTGGCTCGCCGCCCGCCGCACCGGCATCGGCGGCAGCGACATCTCCACCCTCGTCGGCCTCAACCGTTGGTCATCCCGCTACGAACTGTGGCTCGACAAAACCGGGCAACTCCCCCTCGTCGACGAACAATCCGAAGCCGCCGAAATGGGGCTCCTACTCGAACCCGTCGTCCGCGACCGGTTCGCCCGCGCCCAACACCTCACCGTCACACCCGCCGGGACACTCCGCTCAACACGGTGGCCGTGGATGCTCGCCAACCCCGACGGCATGTGCTCCGACGGCGACGGCTACGAAGGCAAAACCTGCTCCATGTGGCAAGCCCACGAATGGGCACACGGCCAAACCGCCGACCACGCCGAACTACAAGCCCAATGGGGCATGGCCGTCACCGGCCTGGCCGGCTGGTGGGTCGCCGTCCTCATCGGCGGCCAACGCAACACCTACCGGCACGTCGACCGCGACAACACCCTGATCGGCGAGCTCGTCGCCATCAGCGACCGGTTCTGGACCCGGCACGTCCAGCCACGCATCGAACCCGACGCCGACGGCACCGCCGCATGCACCGACATCCTCAACGCCCGCTACCCCCAACCCGAGCCCGGCGTCGAGATACAGGTCAACGACGAGACCGCGGACCAGTTGGCCGACGCGAAGACACGCGCCGCGAACGCCGAGAAGACGGCGCGCCGCGAACACGAGCAGATCAAGAACCGGGCGCGGCAGCTCATCGGATCCGGGGAACGACTCGTCGCCGGGGAACGGGTCGTCGCCACCTGGACCCACATCGAAGCCCTCAACATGGGCCGGCTCACCGCCGACCACCCCGACCTCGTCGAGCAGTACACGGTGCCCGTCAAGACCGACGAGTTCAACGTCGACGCGTTCCGCGTCGAGCAGCCCGACATCTACAAGGCGTACCGGCAACGGCGCCTCCACTTCCAGTAAGAGAGCGCGGACCCCCATGGGCAACAACCTGGCAGACAGAGTCGCCGCCGCCAACACCACCGTCCCCGGCACCGACATCGACCGGCCCGCACCCACCCTCGCCGGCTCCATCCAGGCCATGCAAGACCAGTTCAAGCTGGCGATGCCCCGAGGGATGGAAGCCGCGCAGCTGGTGCGGGACGCGATCACCGCGCTGCGCACCACCCGCAACCTCGCCACCTGCGACCGCGCCTCCGTCCTCGGCGGGCTCATGACCTGCGCCCAACTCGGGCTGCGACCCGGCGTCCTAGGCCACGCGTGGCTGCTGCCGTTCTGGGACAAGAACCTGCCCACCGTCGTCGACGGCAAGAACCGCACCGGCGGCTACCGCGCCCAGCTGATCATCGGCTACCAGGGCTACCGCGAACTCGCCCACCGCTCCGGACTCATCGACACCCTCATCGGCCGCGCCGTCCACAAGAACGACACGTTCGACGTCGACTACGGCCTCGCCGACAACCTCGTCCACAAGCCGCGCCTCGACGGCGACCGCGGCGAGCCGGTCGGCTACTACTCGATCGTCAAATACACGTCGGGCGGGCACGCGTTCTGGCACATGTCCAAAGCCGAGGTCGAGTTGCACCGCGACCGGTTCGCGATGGCCAAGACCCGCGAAGGCAAGCTCGTCGGCCCGTGGCGCGACGACTTCGATGCCATGGCCGTAAAAACTACGTTCCTGCGGCTGGCGAAGTGGATGCCCAAGTCCACCGAGATCGCCTCGGCGATCGAAGCTGACGAGACCGTGCGGGTGGACCTGTCCCCCGACACCGACGGCATGCTGCACGGCGAACACCCCGACCTCGACGGTGAGCTCGCCCACGACAACGACGCTCCCGCCGACCTGCAGTCCGAGGAGAAGTCATGACCACTACCGAACTCCCCGTCGCCACGATCAGCGCCCCCGCCGAGGTGCTGCGATCCGTCCTCCGCGGCGCCCTCGTGGCCGCCGACGAGTACAATCACCCCGGCCTGATGGGTGTCCTGCTGCACGGCGACACCCATGCTCGCGCAGATCCACCTCCGGGCACACGGCCACCTCCCAAGGCCCGTGTTCCTGCCCACCGACGCCGTCGAAGTCGCCATCGCCGGCATCACAACGGCGAGCCCGTACTCGTCGCCACCGCCACCGACCGGTACAAGATCGCCAAACACCTCGGCTGCGGCTCCGTCCGCATCGGACTCTCCGAGCCCCGTGAGCCGCTCGCCGCCTACATCGGCAACATGGCGCGTGTCCTCGTCATGCCCAGGTTCGACCACGACAAGAAGGTCACTTCGATCCCGCCCGTGTTCGACCCGTTCCCCGACAGCGGCGAGCCGACGTGAACGGCGATGAGGACGACCGACTGACGCCCGACCAGTTGCTGGCCCTGTTCGACCTGTGGCAGATGGACATCAACAGCGTTCCATTCAAGCACGCGGACGCCGAATTCTGGACCCGCATGAACGTAGAGGTGCCGCGGTGAGCGGCGACGTGCGGGTGTGGCTGGTTGCCGGACTCGGCAACGCACCCGACCCCCGCGACATGCCCACCGTTCGCGACGACCAGATGCGCGTGTGGTGCCCCGGCGACGACTGCCGCTACCACACCACCGACGGCTGGCACCACGCCACCTGGACCGAACTCCACAACCGCTACGACCTCATCGAGGTGGCGTGAAATGGCGCCCTACTACTCCGACACGTTCGTGACGCTCTACCACGGGCGCATGGAAGACGCGTTGGTCGGTCTCGGGGAGTTCGACGCCTGCATCACCGACCCACCCTACGGAGTCACCGCGCTCGACTGGGACCGATGGGTCGACGGTTGGCCGCTGCTCGTCGCCGGGCACACCAACGGCCTGTGGTGCTTCGGGGCGCTGCGCATGTTCATGGATCACGCCGAAGACTTCAAGGGCTGGAAGCTCTCCCACGACATGGTGGGCCAGTTCGAGGTCGACACGATGGTGTGGGAGAAGCACAACGGCACCGGATTCGCCAGCGACCGGTTGAAGTGTGTCCACGAACTGGGTGCGCACTTCTACCAGGGTCGCTGGTCAGACATCTACCACGAGGCGCCGCGCGAGGCGTACCACGGCCCGGACAAGCACGCCCGCGCCCGTGACTCGAGGACCCCGCACACGGGGGCAATAGGCGGGCACCACTACGAGGACGACGGGCGGCGGATGGTCCGCTCGGTGATCAAGCACCAGAGCATCCGGGGTGGTATCCACGCCACGCAGAAGCCGGTCCCCGTCATCGCCCCGCTGATCGAGTACGCGGTCCCGCCCGGTGGTGTCCTGTTGGACCCGTTCGCTGGTTCGTGCTCAATCTCGCTGGCGGGCCGTCAGCTTGGGCGTCGGTCGGTCGCCATCGAAGCCGACGAGGCCAGATGTGAAGCAGCCGCCCGACGTCTTTCGGTTCCGGACCTGTTCGGGGGTGCCGCCTGATGGCCTGGCTCATCCTCGCCGCCCTCTCCGCGGGTGTGGCCATCGGCTACAGCATTGCGTCACTCCGGCAAGCCAACCGCCGGATCGACCGCATCCTCGCCGAGCAAACCTCCCTCCCGCCCATCAGCGCCCAGCGGGAGCGGCAAGGTGGGGCGTCGTGATCGCAGCCGTCGTCGAGGTGACCGTCACGGTGGCGCTCGGCGTCCTCGGCGGGACCGTGGTCGCGAACCGCGGCAACCAGACGCCCGGCCGGCACCGCGACCACAACCGCCGCAACCAACGACGACGCACCGGCGCCAACGAACGCTACGCGAACCAGCTTCACGCCTGGAACCGCAGCGGGCGGCGCCGACGGACCGCCGCGTAAGCCCCACGCAGACCACCCGCTTGGCCACCCATCGAAAGGAGCGTGACCGACCCGTGAGCAAGCTCAGTCGGTGGGCCGCCCAAACCGAAGTCGACAGCACAGCTGAACGGGCGTTGCTGTGCATCCTCGCCGGCGCCCATGCGGACCGCGACGGCCTCATCTCACCCGGGCCGTCGTGGGCGACCCTCGCCCGCGAAGCGAAGCTCGCTCGCTCCACCGTTCACCTCACGCTCCAAAAGCTCGTCGACCGCGGCTACGTCGAGGTCCGCAAGCAGCACCGTGAGAACGGCTCCCAGCGACCCAACGACTACCAGTTGCTGTGGGCCGAAGACGTTGCCCGACCCGTCCGACCAGCGGACCGGTACCCGTCCGACCAGCGGACCGGTACCCGTCCGACCAGCGGACCGGTCCGACCAGCGGACGGGTACCACCGGTCCGATGAGCGGACCAGTCTGACCAGCGAAAACGCTGACCAGTCCGATGAGCGGACCGGTACCCGTCCGCCTGATGGACCCCTTGAACAAGAGATAAAGAACGGCGGCGGCTCTGTACGCGCACCCGCACCCGCGCGGGACACGCGTGCACCCGCGCGAGGGAACATCAACAACAACGGCCGGGACCAGATCCAGGAGCTCGCCGATTCGGCCGGCGTATCGAAGGATGCCTACGTCCTCGTCGGCCACTGGCGGGCCACCCACGGCGAGCGCCCCTACACCCCGAACCGATACATCCGGGTCGGGAAGGTCGTCACCAAGCTCCTCGCCGGCGGCTGGGCCGCCGATGTGGTGTCCGAGGCGCTCGTCGAATGGGACCGCCGCGACAACGCCGCCCCCGGACTGCTGCCCGACCTGTGCGACGACGCGCTACGACGCAGGCGTAACGGCGTGGTCACCCCACTAATCCAGCGGGACGGCTCGTGTTCGATGCCGGTTGCGCAGATCACCGACGAGATGCTGACCCGCCGCGTCCTCGAAGAACTCCTCGGCCCCGACATGTCGCCGCCGCGGCCAACACCCGAGGTGGAAGACGGCGACCTTCAGACGTGGCGTGAGTGGCAGGCGTCGGCCACCGCCCAGCGTCTCGTCGAGCGGCGCGACGCGGCCCGGGCCCAACTGGCACGTCAACAGCAGAGAGCAGGTTCGGCGTGACCGACGACGACAGGCAGCCCCCGCAGGATCTCGCCGCCGAGCGCGCCGTGCTGGGCGCGATGCTGTGGTCAGCTGATGCGATCGCCGACGTGGTCGACATGCTCGGCGACGGCGACGTGTTCTACCGGCCGGCTCACCAGGTGATCTACACGGCGATCGTCGCCCTGCACCGGGATGGCATCGCGGCGGACCCGGTGAGTGTCGGCGACCTGCTGCTGCAGCGCGGCCAGTTCGAGCGGGCGGGCGGCACCCAGGCGATTGACGGCCTGTACAGCGGCGTCGCGACCGCAACCAACGCCGAGCACTACGCACGGATCATCTCCGGGAAAGCGGCGCTGCGGAAGGTCGCGGCGATGGCACCGCGGCTGCACCAGTTGGCCCATTCGGGGGTCGGTAGCGAGGATCTCGACGAGGCGCTGGACCAGGCGCGGAAGTGGGTCGACGACGCGACCGCCGGCTACCGCAACCGCAGCAACGATGAGGGTGCCGATGCCGCCGACTTGGCGGCGGCGGCGTTGGAGCGCTACGCCGAGCCGGTGGCGCCCGGTCTGCCGTCGGGCTGGCATGACTTGGACAGGATGCTGTCCGGCGGGTTGAAGCCCGGCAACTTCTGCCTGGTCGCCGCCCGCCCCGCCGTTGGCAAGTCGGTCATGGGTATCAACTGGGTGACGCACGTGGCCCGCGCTGGCACGGGCGCCTTGTTCGCGTCGATGGAGATGCACCGCGACGAGGTGATGGACCGCATCCTCGCCGACCTGGCGACGGTCGAGCTTGACCACCTGACCCGTCACGAGCTGACCGACCAGGATTGGGAGCGGGTGCGGTTTTGGGCGATGCAGTTGCGGGATGTGCCGTTGCGGATCGAGGACACCCCGTACCTGTCGCTGGCCCGGCTGCGTTCGCTGGCCCGGGACCGTACCCGCGCGTCGGGTGGCCTGGGCCTGGTGGCGGCCGACTACGTGCAGTTGATGCGGCCGGCGGACAGCAAGGTGCAGCGCCAGGAGCAGGTCGCCGAACTGTCCCGCGGCCTGAAGCTGTTGGGCAAGGAGCTGCACGTGCCGGTGGTGGGCATGTCGCAGTTGAACCGCGAGGTGGAGAAACGCTCGAGTCCCCGCCCGGTGTTGGCCGATCTTCGTGAGTCGGGTGCGCTTGAGCAGGACCCGGATGTGGTGCTGCTGCTGTGGGATGACCCGGATCGTCCAGGGGAGCGGCAGGTGGTGGTGGCGAAGAACCGGCAGGGCCCGGTGGGGGATGTGTCGTTGAAGTGGTCCCCGAATTACGCCCGGATGCGCTCCCTGGCCCCGCCCCCGGCTCCGCTGCGGGCGGTGTAGCCATCCGTGCCGCTGTACGGCTCTCAGAGCGTCTGGGGCGTCTCGTGGCTAGCGACCGCCACCGCGCCCCCGTTGGACCTCAGGCGGCGTCAGGGGCCGGTCGTTTGGGCCGGTTCTGCCGCTCCAGCCCACGGGCACTACGCAAAGGATCACGTCGGGTGTCTTGCGAATGGCCACGTGTTGGCATATGTTGGACACGCGAACAGCCCCACCACGATGGGAGCCCCCCAATGACCAACACCGAACCCGACACGTTCCGGTTCACCTTCACCGTCACCCCGCTGACCGAGGCCGAGGTGCAGGCCGTGATCGACGACATCCGCACCCGATTCGGCCGCAAGCCGCTGATCCACGTGATCGGCAAGCAGCCCCACGGAGCGCACCTTGACGAGGCCAGGGCGCTTCTCGAGGACGAGGCGACGTCATGAGCCGCACCCTGCGCGTCCCCACCAACGGCGCGCTCGAGGTGATTCTCGACGCCGGCGAGCCGGTTGTCCTGGCGTGGGCGGCCGAGCTGCATTCGATCGCCGACCAGGCTGACCGCAACGCCGCCGGGTTCGCTCAGATGCCGGACGGGCAGGACCACGGTCGGGTGGGTTCGGCGAGCAAGTGTGCCCGCGCGTTCGCGACGTCGTTGCGGTGGCGTGCCCAGCAGATCCTCGACGAGCACGTCAAGCGCACCGCCGCCGACCCGAAGGCGGTGGCGTGATGGCGGCGACGGTCAAGGCGCTCACCGCCCGCATCCCGCACCTGTGCGACAGCTGCCACTGGACTGTAAGCCTGCGTGGCGTACCGACCATCGCGGCGGGCCACCGCTACCTGCGGCACGTCGCGTTTCCCGACGACGACGCGAACAACTCGGGCCACCCGGTGAGCCTCACGGAGTGCGTGGCGTGTGCCTACGAGCGTGACTCGTCGGCGGGCCTGGATACGGGGGCGTGCTCGGGGTTCTGCTGCGGCGATGTGCCGTGCGCGCTGCCCGTCCGGCACTCCGGCGACTGCTCATGTCGACGGTGCGCGACGGCGAAGGCGGTGGCGTGATGGCGATGCGTCTGAGTGCCCGGCACGCGGCCCGACCGCAGCGCACCGGCCCGGTCACCACAGCGACTGGGAAGGTGCTGGCGTGGGTGCTGGTGCCGCACGATGACCGCATCCCGAGCGCGATCCAGCAGGTCTTGTGGTTCGCGGGGTTCGTGGTCGTGTTCGTCGCGGTGGCCCGGTCATGACCGCCGCGGCGTTCGCTGCCGTGTTCGTGACGTTGTGGGTCGCCCATCAGGTCGCTGACCACTGGGTGCAGACCGGGCATCAGGCCGCCACGAAAGGGCTCCCCGGGTGGCCGGGCCGGGCCGCGTGCGCTGCGCACGTCGTCACCTACGTGGTGACTGCGCTCGTACTCCTCGCTGTTGTCGCCCCGCTGCTGGATCTGCCGGTGTCGCTCGCCGGGGTCGCGGTCGGGCAGGTCGTGTCCGGTGCGACGCACTACTGGGCGGACCACCGCACCACACTGCGGTGGCTTGCCAAGCTGGCTGGTAAGGCCGACTTCTACTGGCTCGGTATGCCGCGTCCGGATCTACCTGAGGTCTCCGACCCGGGCGGCACGATCGGCGCGACAGTGCCCCACGACAACCCGTCGCTCGGGACCGGCGCGTACGCCTTGGACCAGTCATTCCACGTGTCCTGGCTGTTCGTCGCGGCCCTCTGCACCGCCCTCATCTGACCGTCCTGGAAGGACACACTCATGCCTGATCCTGCCGAGATCCTCGCCGAGCACTGGCCTTACGACGGCCCCCACGACCGCGAGACGGTGAGCACTGCTGCCGAGACGGTCCCCAGCCTGCTGCGGTACATCAACAACGCGACCGGACCCGGCAACGCCAGCGCCACCCTTCCGTACGCGGGCGACGTGGACAGGGTCCTGTCCTGCCTGCACGAGGCGGCCGGTCGCCTGCCGCAGCTGCTAGCCCAGTTGGAGCGGTCGATCGCCGGGCAGGTGGCGGCAGGTGTGCTGCGCGATGACCGCGGGGCTGCCGACGACGACGCGTGGATGGGCGCCGAGACCGGTCGTGATCTGGTGGCCGCGCTGTCGGAGGTGCTGCCGGCGGTGAACTTGCTGTCGGCTCGCCTGGCCGCCGCCCGTAGCCATTCGACGCATCTCCGCAATGTGGAGCCGAGGACTGCGGGGTCGTCGACATGAGTGAGTTCCAGTTTTTCCGCCAGTGGCGCGGGCCTGGTGACGCCGTCTACTACCGCGTTGACCCGGACGCAAAGCCGGACCGCCAGGTGCGGGTGTCGGACGACGGCCTGTGGGCGCCCACCGTGTTCGAGGGCGTCGACGACTTCCGCAACTCGAACCTCGGCGGGGGCTTCGAGGTTCCGGCCGCGCAGGTGCCGTGTCACCTGTGCATGCTTGTCGCCGGCAGCGTGACCCGCGTCCTGGTCCGGGAGTGGCCGGACGCGGTCGCGGTCACCCCGCGCCCGACCCCGGCGGTGGGTGGGCATGTGGTGGTGATTCCGCGCGCCCATGTCCGTAACGCGCGGGAGGACTGGGCGGTCGCCGGGCTGGTGCGTGTGCGGGCCGCCGAGCTGCAGTCGGAGCTTGAGCTTGGGTCGTCGAACTACATCGATTCTGACGGCCGGGCGGCGACGCAGTCGGAGACGGAGCACATGCACGGCCACCTGGTGCCGCGCTGTGAGGGCGACGGTCTGCACCTGCCGTGGACCGGCCAAATCGCAAAGGGCGGTGCCTGATGACCACCGCGGCGGGCATGGTCCGCGAGTTCCACGAGGCGTTCGACCTGCCGATTGGCGACTCGACCCGGACACACAACGAGCTGCGCGCTGGCCTGATCCGCGAGGAAGCCGACGAGGCGGCAGACGCGGTGGAGTTCGAGCCGCTGCCGCAGATCGCGAAGGAGCTGGCCGATCTGGCGATCGTGGTCTACGGAGCCGCGCTCACGATGGGCATCGACCTGGACCGGGCCATCGGGCTGGTCCACGCATCCAACATGTCGAAGCTCGGCGACGATGGGAAGCCGGTGATGCGCGCCGACGGGAAGGTTCTGAAGGGGCCGAACTACCGAGCGCCTGACATGTCTTCGGCCCTCGCTGCTGAGTCCTCCAAGGGCGGCGACGCGCGATGACCGACCAGACCAACCGACCACCGGTCACTGACGGGCCGTGGACGATCGGCCCCGTACCCGCCTACGTGCGGTACGTGGTGCTCGGCGCGGAGGGCGCCGAAGAACTGCTGATCTACGGGCACGACCTCGACGAGGCCCGCGTTCACGACACGATCCGGCATGCCGGGTTTGGGCGGATCCTCGACTTCTACACCGAACTCGCCGACGACGAGCACGTCGAGACCGACGTGCTGGCACCGGCGGAGACGTGGGCGCGCGAGGTCTACGGCTGCCCCCGGCACCGTTGGCTTCCCTGGTGGGTGCGGCATGGGGTGATCCGCCCGGTCGACTGGGCGAGGTGGCGGGTGTTCCGGCTGGTGTGGCGCGTGTGGCGGCGCGGTCAGGACCCACTCGACCGGCCGCCGGTGCCGCGCCGGTTGCGGTGGCTGGGACAGCACTGGCGTGCGTTCGCGGACTGCTCGTCGTGCGAGTACGTCGAGCACTACCGCACCTGCGACGGCTGCGACCACTGCGACAGCGACGGGTCGGGCAAGGCGCCGTCGCGGTGGGACTGGTCCACGCCCGAGGGTGCGCCCCACGACGCAAACGCGGGCCGTCTCGGCTACGTCCCGGTCACCGTCGTCGATGTGGCGGGCTGATGGGCTCCGTCACCGAAACCGAAGCTGGGCGCGCTCGCGGCGTGGCTGCACCGCGGCGGGCGTGCCCCTCCAACCCGGAGGCGCCCCGTGCCTGAGATCAGGGCGTACACCCCGGGCTGGTGGTGCCGCGACACCCGCCGCGACTTCCAAACCAGGGCCACCGCGCCGACCTATCACCCGGCGTTTCAGCTGCTGTACGACACGACCCGGCCGTTCTGGGTCCGGGTCCTCGGCTGCCGGGACCTGCCCCGTGACTGGCTGCGGCTGGCGTTGGGTGGCGAGGTGGCGGGTGTGTTCGACGTCGAGTGCGGCGATGTGCAGGTCTGTCGGGAGGGCGCGACGGTGCGGCTGGATCTGCGTGGCCGCGCCGGTGACTCTGTGCTGTGGCTACCTGCGGCTGCGGTGGCCGGGTTCCTGGCGTTGACGCTGGCTTTGGTGCCGTTCGGGGCGGAGCACGTCGACTGGGATGTTTTGACGAGGGGGACGGCGGCGTGAGCGACTTGACGGTCCATGTGGGCGGTCCGGACTTGGGTGAGGCCAAGCTGGAGCGTGCCCGCCGCGCGGTGGCCCGGCACGCCATCGACGCCGTCGACTGCGAGCGGCTGCTGGACATTCTGGGGCTTCTGCCGGCCCCACCCGATCCGTCGGGGGAGCCGTCGTGAGCCGGCCGAAACTGCTGGACGCCTACTGCGGCGCCGGTGCGGCTAGTTGGGGCTACCACTTGGCCGGGTTCGAGGTCGCCGGGGTCGACATCGTGGCGCAACCCGACTACCCGTTCGAGTTCTACCAGGCCGACGCCATCGAGTTCATCAAGGAGCGCGGCCACGAGTTCGCTGTGCGTGCCGCGTCCCCGCCTTGCCAACGCAACTCTCGGCTGCGGCATTACAACGACACCCCGGAGAAGATGGCCGCCTACGAGGCCAAGTTCGCCGACCTCATCGGCGAGACCCGCGACGCTCTGCTCGCGGTCGGTGGCCCGTACGTGATCGAGAACGTACCTGAGGCGGATCTCATCGACCCGATTGTCCTCTGTGGGCACATGTTGGGGTTGAAGCTGTACCGGCACCGCAAGTTCGAGTCCAATCTCGGGCTGGTCGCGCCGCCGGAGCCGCGGCCCTACCACCCGTGCCTGTGCACCCGTAACGGCTACCTGCCCACCGCCGAGCGGCCGTTCATGTCGATTCACGGCGGGAAGCACTCCAAGGCGTGGCAACGCGCGGCGGCTGAGGTGATGGGGGCGCCGTGGATTGGCCAGAAGGTGAACCCAAAGGCGGGCATCGTGGCGATCTGCGAGGCCATCCCGCCCGCCTACACCGAGCATGTCGGCCGGCAGATCTTGGAGCAGTTGTGAGCCCGATGTCGGGTGCCCGCCGCGCTGCCCAACTGGAGGCGTTTGTGGCTGCTGTCTATCGGGATGCGGCGGTGTTGGCGCAGAACGATCCGGGGCGGCCGGGTGGTTGGGTGTTGTATGTGGAGACGGTGGTGGGCACATTGGCGTGGACTGTGGCTGCATCCAACCTGGATGTCTTTGATCATGTGCGTCTGGCGGAGGCTGGTGATCCGCTCGCCGAGTGGGATCCGGCGGTGTTGGCGGCAACCCCGGAGCGTCTGCGTGCCCTGGTCGACCGGATGGCTGGCATCCCGGCGGCGGTGGAGGCCGAGTGAGCACCGAGCGGCAGGCGTACGCGCTCGCGCACCCGATCACCTCGGCGCGGCCCGGCGACACCGACATCGCCCCGTACCGGCGGCGGGTCGCGCAGCCGGACGGCAACCTGTTGATCACAGTCCTGGCCATCGATCGTTGAATGCGCCTCAACAATTGAGCGGATCCCGGCGGGGTGCGCATTGCACGATGCGGGCCCGTCTGGTCCGCATCGCCGCCGAACCCGGTAGGCCCCTCAAACTGTCTCTCAAACTTCGGCTAGACGTGCGCGTCGGGTTGCGCCACGATGGCGCAGTGTGGTTCAGTGTGGTGCATGGGCCGTGACGACATCGCCAAAGCGACCGCCGCAAAAATTGCACGCGGAATACCGCGAAACGACCTCAACACCTTGTCCCCCGAGGACTTGGATGCCGCCATGACCTACGCCGCTGTCACCCACCAAGACCTGCCGGTCGTGATGGGCAAGATCGCCGCCGAGTTGCATCGGCGTGACCCGCTCAACAACTCGCTGCGGAAGATCGCGGCCCGCTACGAGCTCGCCCCCTCGACCCTCCGTCGCTGGGCGAAGCCCTTCCTCGATAAGGAGCACACCGAATGACCACGCAGGCCATCCAAGACCAGGCGGCCTACCTCTACGACGCGTGCGAGGAGGTCGCTGTGGCGCCCAACGGCGACCGCTGGGCCGTCTTCGACGGCCCTGGCGGGCCCCTTGTCGACACGGTCGACAAGGCAGTCCTTCACCACCTGGACGACAACTACGACCTGCCGGTCTGGCTGCTCGACGGTACCCCCTGGATCACGGCGGCCCGCGCCTAGCAAACGAAATCTCCCCAGGCCGGTGGCCAACTCCGCCAAGACTCAACCACCGGGCCCGGGGCTCCCAACCACCTCGAAGGAAGTGGAGAGACCCTGATGGTAGGCAAAGGCCATGTTGCTGGTGATGGTCGCGCTGGTGCTGTTCTACGTGATCACCCAGCCGACCGTAGCCGTTGACGCCGTGACGACGGTCCTCGGCAGTCTCAAGGACGGCGCCGCGACCGTCATCGGCTTCCTCCGAAACCTGTTCGGGTGATCGCGCGATGAGGATCACCAAGTTCAAGTGCCTCGTCTTCGTGGCGCTCGTCGGCGCCGCGTCTGGCGGGACCGCCGTGGCCAGCGGTACCGGGGTCGGCTCAGCGTCTGCGCCGGTATCGACCAACCCGGACCCCGACGTGCTGCGCATCATCTACGCGGTCGGCTCCAACCACGGCGCGTCGCCCAAGGTTCTGCTCGCCGCGTTCGAAACCTGCGTCGTCGAATCCGGCTGCCGCAACCTCCCGGACGGCGACCGCGACAGCGCCGGCGCATTCCAACAGCGGCCGAGCATGAACTGGGGCTCCTACAACCAGGTGACCGACGTGCAGTACGCGGCGCGCCAGTTCTTCTCCCGCGCCATCCAGCGGGAGCACTGCTGCCCGACTTCCGGACTGCTCGCGCAGGCCGTGCAGGTCTCGTGCTGCCCGGAGAAGTACGACGCCCACGAAGCCCTCGCCCGCCAGCGGATGGCCACCGGGCGCGCGCTGCACCTCAACTGGCTCCGCACTCACGGAAAGGCATGACCCATGATCGTCCTCGTTCTGTCCGGCATGGCCGGCATCGGTCTCGGAGTGGCGCAGGGCAGCGCCATAGTGATCGGTCTCGGCATCGTCGTCACCGTCTTCGGTGTCATCGCTGTGGCCACGCAGCGACGCGCCCGTCGGCGGGCCTACTGGATTCACGTCCGGGACCACGACCCGCTCGGTCGCATGGGCCGCGCCAGCAGGAGGCACTGATGATCGCGTTCCTGCTGTTCTGGCTTCACCGGGCGATGCTCCTCGGTGTCGGCTTCACCGGGCTCTTCCTCGGTATCGCCGTCCACCGTGGCGACACCGGCGGCGCGGTGCTCTACGGGCTGCTGTTCGTGCTGTGCCTGGTCGGACTGACCGTCAAGGCCGCCGACAAACGACCCACCGCCTGAAAGGCCGATCCCATGTTTGTTCTGTTCATGCTCGGCGGCGCCGGGACCGCTGTCGTCGGCTACCAGGCCGGCAACCCGCTCGCAGTGCTGGGCGGTGTGGCCCTGGTCGCGTTGACGCTGTGGGTGGGGTGGGTTCGCCGCCCCCACACGGTCGGTAGCGACGGGCGGTGGACCTGCAAGAACGGCCATTCCAGCCCCGGCGGTTCTCGTCGGTGCCGGATGCCTGGCTGCGGCTCCCTCCGATAGTCCCTCCCCGAAAGGAAGCCCCACCATGTGGATGGTCCTCGCCGCCCTCGTGGGCATCGCGGTCACCGTCGCAGGTTTCGCGGCCAGCAACGTCACCGTGACCCTGGCTGGTGCCGGTGTGGCTGCGGTCGCCGTGATCGTCCGGCGTTTCAGTCGCCGCAGCCAGAGCCCCTACTGCCCGGTCACCGGAACCGGGCGCTGCCCGAAGAACGGCAGCAAGCACTGCACCGCCTGCTAGCCACCCAAGACCCCCCGCCACCGACTGGGGACGGGACAGAAAGAGATCACCCAACCGCAACTGAGAGGTTCCATCGTGAACGTGAAAGCCACCCTCGACCCGACCACCGTCGCCGACATCGTCGCCATCCCCACCGAGACCAAGCTGCTCGTCATGGCGGGTGCCCTGGCCGCCATCGTCCTGCTGGTCGGCATTTTCAAGCTCAAGGCGGCCACGCTGTTCGCGCTCACGTTCGCCGGGCTCGCGTACATCACGTACACCGACGACGGCGTCACCCTGCTGGGGGTCGTCTACGTCGCGCTGGCGAGCGGCGTCCTCTGGCTCGGCGTCTTCTTCCAGTCCAAGGCCAAGGCCAAGGCGAACGCCAAGGCCAAGGCCAACAACTGGGCGCCCGAGCCGAGCCGCAAGGGCCGGAAGACCAAGGCGACCGCCTGACACGCCCCGGCCCGGCGGTCACCTACGAGGGATAAGCCGCCGGGCCGGGCCACCTCCCATCCAAGGAAGGCGCCGACATGGTAGCCACCAG